ATTATCGACTCTTCTAACCAGACCATCCGTACTGGACAGATAGCGCCAAGCTCACCTATTCTGAACATCGGATTCAGCAGCCCAATCGCGGCCGGTGATTACAAACTTCGCCTTGACGGCGTCAACTGTACTGGTTTCAGCGAAAAGACATTCACGCTTTCTGGCGGCGGCGGCGGTACTGATCCGCCAATACCTTCCGGCACAATCGTACCCAAGGTTGTTGTCAAAGGGCTTGCCGAGCACATGGACATCGTCGTCAGCGGCACAGGCACATCCAAAACCCTTACCGATAACGCTGACTTTACCCCTCCTTCCGGTTATGAATTCCGGTACTGGATCAATGATCAGGTTGTAAAACAATCCACTCGTCTTGTAAACTTCCCATGGCCGTCCAACGTGCCAGTGATGATCTACAAGATGCAGATCAAACCATCTATTGGTGATATAACCATTTGGGGTTATAAAGAAGGATGGCAAGACCCGACCGCCGGTGCTGTATTTTCCCATAACACTACCTGCGCATTTACTCAGATCGTCTTTGACGACGAGAACTCGGGATACAACCCTACCAAGCAGACCGTCCAATGGATGGATTATCTGCCGGATATGCCCGCGACCGACAATGGTATCTGGGTAGCTCCGAAAGGAAGTTTAAACACGATTGCTCAGCTTGTAGCCAAAGGTGTTACCACATTCAGCAACTATGCAATCTCCGACCTTCCAAGCTCGGAGGAAAACGCGCTGATCAATGCCGGGAAGACCTATAATGAGGCTGTTAAAACTCCACAGCAGTTAATCCTGCCAGACAGGGGAGCCGGACAGTGGGTTCCTATCGGGCTGGTGTGGCCCAATGTATGGCACACCCAGTTCTTCGACTATGTCAACGGGCAAGCCGAGCCACTGACCTACCAGCAGGGATTTGATAAAGGCAACCAGTACACGGTAGCTCATAGGATAACCATATTTGAGAATAGCGAGAATGTTCACGCAATATCCGATCACTGGTCATTCTGGAAGCCTTACTATGAAAACCTGACATCCAGGGCACAAGCTAGGTTTCCTGGCTTATGGCGGATAGCGCATAACTACTTTACCGGGGCGGTCGCAAATTACCCCGAGGGAGTTCCTTCATTTAATGATAAGATAAACGCATACGGTTTACGTCCGGGCAATCTGGGTGACAATAGCCGGACACAGGCGAAAGCATTTTTAACCGCTCCATTATCAGACTGGCCAAGCTCACAAATGAGTCCGGGAGGAAATCTGGAAACGGTCAATAGTGCATGCTATGGTATTTACTCCGGATCGGTTGACCAGACCAGGCACAACCCATACCGGATGATGTACATGGGCCACCTGACCCATAAAGCTGGCAAATACCTGTTTGCATTCATGCAGGAGGTGTACGAGTGGCATCCAAACAACTATGTTGAAGTCAGGTATCCGACCGGTAAGTTCTACCTGATGGATAAGATGGCCCACAGCCAGGCGCAGCTTTACAACATTGCACTTATCAGCCGCGTGTTCCTGGATGGATTTATTCCATTCGGCGCAAAACCAAAGACCGGCGAAAACTACAACTTTCAGCGTGAGTATGTCCAGGGGATGTGGTATCCAAACGGTGCCACCACACCGCAAGACCCCAATTCATTCCCATACTGGACACCTCCTGGCGGCGGGCCTGTTTATCCGACAGATGGATTTGAAGACGGCATTGCCCGCGGCATGTACGCCTACTATCAGACGTTCATGCAGACCCACGGCGGCACGAAGCAATTCCTACGCTACCGGTTAAATGGAGGCAATTGGGTTGAAGCCCAGAACAACAACCTCTTCGATGTCATTGATGCCTTTTACGATCAAAGGGCGATCGTCTACTCGGAGGTTAAGAATGGTAAGCTGGCGGTGATGTACCTGAACCCATACGCCGACGGAAGTATCAAGACTCTCGAATATCAATACAACGGCGTAACCTACTCAATGCAGGTTGCCAGTATTCAGGCCCACGTAAAACTCCACACCCTATGACAAAGACCCAAAAAATAATCCTCTTCGCCCTGCTATCGTTCGTAACAATCGGAACAATCACCCTCGCATATGGAGCTCACACTTACAGCAGAAACCGCGCCGTGCATGAAGAATACGAAAGCTTCGAATAACAAAAGGATTTGCAACAACCCGTGTCCTGCATGCTTGCTCAAACAAAACAGACAGCGAGACCCGAGAAGACCTAAAAAGGAACAACAGTAACATGAAATTCAAACACACACTATTCCTCTTACTGATTTGCCTTACCTGTAACGCTCAGGTAAATGTTCACCTCCCTAACGCTGGCGATGCTGCCATGCAGGAGTGGGTGAAGGTCTATGTTCAGGAGTGGCTATCTCGCCTTAAACCGCGAACTGACACTGCTACCATACCGACAAACCCCAATCCTGGCACGCCTTGTTCGACTGGGCCTACGCTCACATCGGTATTCAATGCCACGAAAGATGAATTGACTTTCAGCTTCACCGGTGATCTTCAAACGGTCAATTGGTACATATTAAGCGGGAATACCACTGTCAGAAATGGTAGTGTTGTGCCAAATAGTAAGACCGCTACCGAAATCGGATTCGCCACGTTAGCATCCGGAACTTATAAATTCAGGATAGACGGCGCCAACTGCGTAAACACGACAGCAATCAATTTTACTGTTGTCTCGGACACTCCTACATGTGCTGGTGGGCCCGTTATCGGCTCGGTGACCAACATAAGCAGGACAGGACTGACATTCTCATGGACAGGATTAAACGTACCTGAGATCGTATGGACAATCAAATCGAATGGCACTACCCTTCGTAGCGGCTCCACAACGACATCAAGCACAATCATTCCGATCAGCTTTACGCAGCTTAATTATGGTACTTACCAATTCCAGATAGTTGGATTGACCTGCCCTACCACGTCGCCAGCAGTATCATTTACGATTGTCGATAACACCCCGCCCGTATCATTGACGGGCAGGCACATCTACATGGGCCTTACAGGATACGGGTTTGACAAGAATGAGGCCACCGGAATGGACGCAGGATGGATGCCCAGGATTGAGGCACTTCTGAATATGAATTTCCAGGGGACAAACTTCAAAGGAATTGACGGCATTAGGGTTAATATTAAATGGCATGAGTACGAACCAACGGAAGGCAATTTTGATGACGCCACGTTGATAAGAATTATTAATTGGTGCGCGGCCCGCAACTTATTGGTTTCAGTGGTATTGATTCCTTACCGCCGGGAGCACGACGGAATGCTGCCAATATACGATCAAAACAAGCTCATAGACGGTTCTATTTGGTGGTTTGAGGGCAAGAATTGGCCGTTTCAAAGAAGCTACATGCCCTCGATGAATAGCGACAAAGGAAGGTCCAAGTTTAGGGCCTGCGCCAAGCACTTGGCCTCGGTCATGAAGCAGTACTCAAACGTTGACTATATCGCGCTTGCGACAGCGCACACTGAAGAATACCAGTTAGTGCGCGAGTATTACCCGGTAGAATTGAGCGGATACGGCGACGCCGATATAGCTAAGTGGGCAATATTTTCAGGAGGTCAGCCTGTGCCAAAGCCAGCGGTGTGGGTAGGCGATGAGCACATATACTACTGGCAGGCAACACCGCAAGGTAAATTGTGGGGAGACTTTCAAACAGAGGCTTTGCGCGAGTTTCATCGAGAGTTTTCACGTGGTGTCCGTGAGGGTGGCATGCGGGTGGCTACTATGTATGCCGGGGTGGGCGCTCCAACTGGTGTGTTTGATTTCAGTACAAGACTCGACAGAATATATTCCGCCGGAACGCCAGATCAGCCAGACATAACGTATTCTAGCGAGGGCGGGTCTGGTACTCAGAACGACAAGCTGATGGCGACCGACCTGAACCTTGGTACGTTTCCCGGAAGTGACCCTGGAATCGAGTTCGATCCCGATGACGTCTCTCTCAGCCAAGCAGGTGGTTTTCCCCCTTATGATGCCGATTTAAATTGGCACATATTCTACGACTACGGGGCTTCTTTTTATAGGAGAGGCGGGAAGATAATACACTTCGCGATGGCCTTTCATCCAGATAAGATACCGCAACTGGCAGAGGCCTTGTACAAATTAAAGACAGAATTTCTTGACAGTAATTCCGGAATGACCGGCATGGAACAGGGGGAGCAAATAAACCATACTGTTACATCTTACGGAGGACAATCGTTTCGAGGAGAGTGGTTTTCTCGAGGTGGGGGCTTAAACAAACAGGTCAAAATTAAATTACAGTGATAGTAGCGTTTGCCGGATCGGCATTTTGAAGATAAAGTAACCCACCCGGAAATGGACGCATCAAAGCCGTTTTTAGAACTATTGAATGAAAAGCAATGGCATAAACTACTAATATTAGTGCTCACGGTTGCCGTAGTCACTCTTTGGATTTCATTCAACGCAGAGTTGTCACGCAAAGACGTAGCTATTGCTGCTTGCGGAACTGAAAAAGAAGTGAGTACTAAATTCTGGCTTTCCGTTGTCGCCAAAAAAGACAGTATCATATTGGCAGAAAAAGAGAAGGCAATCAGTGATCGGGACAAGCAAATTGAAAAATTTGAAGCTAAAACGGAAAGGGTAGATAGCTACATAAACACTAGCAAGGAGCAGGACATTCGAATCGAACGTAAAACTGCCAGAAACAACAAATCTAGTAAGGCTATCGAAGACAAGATTAAGAAAACAGCACAACAATGATAACAAAGACCTATCAAATCGCGGTAATATTAGGGACGTATATTATCAGCGCTTGGTCACTTTCATTTACATTCCAACAGCAGGTGCAGGATTCCATTCAGGATACGGTACCAGTTGGCAAGGCAGTAGCCAAAGGCGTATTGCCTCCACCGATTGTACCGCCAGCATTGAGCACCCTAAATGCAAAGGAGGCGGCTCAGAAAAGGAAGCTAGATTCTTTGGCTAGCGTACTTGATTCGGCGGCCACAATCATACAGGAGAGCAGCAAGAGTAAGGGCAAAACAGAATCCCTGTTGGACGATACAGATAAGAGGCACCGGAACTCGCTCAGATTGATCGGAAACTTACAGCCCAAAAGAGCGAAAGAAGTTCATACATCGCCAAAACCAGTTCAACCGGTACATTACAAGGTTGAAAAGTTCACAAAGCCGGTTCCTGTGGCTGATCTTGTAGCTCCTATCGAACCAGCGCAATCCCGCAAACCTAATTTACTGATCCGTATCAAGAATAAGCTCTTTAAACGAAACATTAAATAATGGCTAGAAATGTCCGATACATCGCCGTTCATTGCAGCGCAACCCCACAATCAGCCACCGTGGAGTCGATACAGAGGTACTGGCGGCAGGTGCTCAGATGGAAGAACCCAGGTTACCACGTGATTATAAAGCCAAATGGCGAAGTTGTTGAGCTTTTACCAATTGATCAGGTATCCAATGGTGTTGCAGGCTTCAACTCGGTGATCATTAACATTTGCTACATAGGCGGGGTCGATTCGAAAGGAAATTACGTGGATAACCGAACGCCCGAGCAGAAAGCAACGATGCTGAGATACATCAAGAAATGGAAGAAGATGTTTCCAAAGGCAATTATCCAAGGTCACCGGGACTTCTCGCCTGATACCAACAAAAACGGCATTATCGAGGCGCGGGAATGGATTAAGTACTGCCCATGCTTCGATGCGAAAAAGGAATTTGAATCATTAAACAAGAAACCATGAGGCTGATATTCACTACACTGTTTTGCATGCTCGCCTGCTTTGATTCATTGGCCCAGGTGCCCGACAAGCAGATCCGAAAGCTATCCGAGAACCACAGAGACGCGCAGACGGCTTATGAGTTCATCGGCAGCAAGAGATATGAATACGAAGGTGTCGAGCGCATCAAAACCCGGGATGATTCAGACAATTTGGTTTATGGCGTCAGGCTTACCGGCCGGTCTAAGTTCGAAACGATGAGCGTGTCGATCATGGAAAGCGGAGAAGTATCGGTCACCACTACCAATTTCGGAAAATCATCGACCCAAAAGTTCAAAAGTCATATTGTCACTGAAATGCTTCGATCATTGGGATACTATTTCAACGAGTAAGGGCAATTCAGATTCAACACACACTATCAATGTTCATAGACAGGCCCATATTCAACAAAGAAGTCAAAACCGCTTTCGTTTTTAGCGGCGGAGGGATCCGCGGAAGTTGGCAGTGGGATTTATACGATCCGTTGCACAAGCATTTCAATGTTGACTCATGCCAAGGCACATCGACTGGATCGCTTACCGCTTTGGCTGCGGCACTGGGAATCCCATACGAATACCTGGCCGCCATCTTTGAAAGGGAATGCAGGACTAATGCCAGAGGCATATTCGCGCCGGGCGTGATGGAGCTCAAAGACGGAAAGCTCAAAAAGAAACTGAGCTTTTACTGGAACCTGGCAACAAATCTTGACAAGATGGCCGGTCTGATGAAAATCGACCCGTTGATTAAAACCATCGAGCAGATACTAACCGAATTCCCCGCCTGGAAATGTAAATACTTCTTTTATGTGGTTGATCTGCATACCGGCAATAAACTTGCTTTTTGCCCCGACGACTTCTTTACATTATCAGAGCTTGCCCGCGGGATTGCCGCTTCATGCGCGATACCTGGACTTGTTGAGCCGATACGGGACCTTAAAACGAAGAAGGGAATATTCAAATGTTGCGTGGATGGTGGAACCCGAGAAGGATTTCCACTATCGTTGGCCTTCGATAACATGGACAAAACGGTTCAAAACCAGATTGTTGGACTAAGCTGCAATGTAAAGGAGATGATGCCGGCCGAAGACCTACAAGGGATACTGAATATCGTCGGCGCGGCTGCTTACAACGGGATGAACGAGATGATGCTCGGGGATATCGACAGTGCACAACTGATGAACCTCTTGGTAAAGCAGGACGCGGCAATTGCGGCCGATAAAGCAGACGTTCCAATATCCCTGATCTATTACAAAGGAGGCCGCGGCGTACTTGAATTCACGCCGGAAGCTAGAATCGATATGAAGAAGACCGCTAAGGATGACTATCAAAGGATTATCTCGTTGGCGGCATAAGATAAGATTGCAATTCCGGGCTAAAATCCGGCACACACACTACAACAAAGCAAATAATGGGAGTAATACAAGGGATAGGCGATTTTGGATTATATGCACTATTGGCGCAGGCCCTGGAAGCACTGTCTGACACGCAGGAGTTCAGAAACCAGGCGGAAATCTATGCCAGCCTTGCAAAAAACCAGTTTGAGGAGAAAGGAAACTGGAATGCTACAACCAACTCCCCCACTTTGACCGCCGACGCTACTATCGGGCAAACCGGAGAGCGTTTACAGCGGTACATTATCACCATTCCCGGCATATTACCATTTGATATCATTGATCATGCCGCCGGATCAGAGATCGGCAACGGGTATTTGATCCAGCACCCGAACGGAGAATGGTTTTTCGACCCGGGAGACCCGAATGTCGCAAACCGCATTCTACCCTTTGAGCTTGCAATCAAGTTTCGCGAAAAAGATTTACGGGTGGTAGACGCGAATGGCATGATGTCATTTCAAGTAACAACTGCTGGTGTAACAAAGACCGCGGCAATTGAAACAAATACCTTAAAGATCGGCGGAGTCTCGGTAAATCTCAGCGATTACGCCGACAAGACCCTGTTTGACATTCTCAACAGCCTTTTCATTATCAAAAAAGACGGCACACTCGAATTCAATGACCCGCATGGGTTTTCGGCCGCCAAACTTAACGCAGAAGGCATGTTCTTATTTGCCCAGTTGTTCGCAAAAGCGCTATCCGCCGATACCCTTACCACCGAAAAATCAACAACAGACTTCCTTACGGTGACCGGGATGTCGGTAGCCGCCAATGAAAGCGGAGACCTGGAAGTAAAAGACAAAAACGGATATATCCTTTGGTCTTCCAAACCTGCCGATCCACCCAGGCCTACCGGATATCATGCCGACGTAAACCATTTTATGTCATACGGGCAAAGTTTATCTGTTGGGCAGGGAGGAACACCCATCACAACTTCCACCAGAAGCAATGTGAAGACTTTCTTCAAGGGGCCATTTATGTACCTACACGACAGCGACGGCACAAGGTACACCGACTTTAAGCCATCAGTAGAAGAAGTGCAGGAAACGCCAGTAACCTCGATGGGTAATGAGATATGCAGGCAGATCGAACTCAAAACAGGGCTAACGATCGATGGAGCTGGGTTCACCTATGATGCCCTTGTAAGTGCTGCCGGGCAAGGCGGGTATTCCCTCGTTCAGCTTTCTAAAGGAGGAAACGCGTATACCCGCTGGCTGCAAGGCATCACAAACGGTAAAGCGCTGGCAACATCAAAAAACAAAACCTATAACGCCACGAGCATACTTTGGATGCAGGGTGAGTATGAATCGACTGTTCGCGTGCATCCATCGGTTTACCGGGACGGCCTTCGTAAGCTCAGAAAGGATATGATTGCCGATATCAAGACAATAAACCCGGCTCAGAAAAACGATTTGATCTTTCTGCTTTATCAGGTTTCGTCCTTCAATAAGATACCCGATTCTATCCCGAATCCGGACATTGCTTTGATGCAGCACAATATGGCGATCAATGAGCCTGGATTTTACCCAGGCCCTGTCATGTACACCTACAACTATGTGGATGACACCCACTTGAATTCCGGTGATGAGTACGCTAAAATCGGTACGCTGGCTGGTTACATTACCCATCAAATCGTTTGCGAAGGCATCGAATGGAAGGGCCTGCACATCAAAAGCACCAAGATCGAGGGGCGAATGCTGGACATCGAATTTGGCGTGCCGGTAGAGCCTTTGGTGCTTGACACATCATGGGTATCTGATCCGGGCCACTACGGGTTCAGGCTGTTCAACGCCGACGGCACAGAACAAACACTTTCCAGTGAAGTTATCGAAGGGGACGATGTTTCAATGGTCAAAGTCATCCGGCCTAATACGGTCCGAATTGTCAGCCCGAACAACATTACGGCAGGGATGAAGGTCACCTATGCAATTAACGGAACAGTTGGTAAATCCGGCCGTACACAAGGCGCGCGCGGATGTCTTCGTGATTCACAGGGCGACACACTGAAATATAAGCCAGGAACGACCAATTTCCGTCTGGACAACTACTGCCCCCATTTTTCACACACTATTAAATCTTAACACATGGAATTCATCTTTGAAAATGCCGATTTCAGCGCCAACAACGTCGGCAACACCCGTTGGAGCGAAAACTGGATGATTGCCAGGGGCATCACCGATCCGACAAAAAAAGCCGCTGTTCGGGCATTCTATAACGGAATGGCGAACGGCAATCTGATCGACAAATTCGAGTTCCTGTACATTATGAACTCGACATCGGCCGATTTGGACAGACTGAACGTGCTCAACCCGTACGACGAAGAGGGCACATACCGTCTTACTTTTCAAGCCGACATCCCTGCTGCGCATACAGTTAATGGCTACATCGCCAATGAGGCCGCCAGCCGGTTTGCCTTTTCCGAATACAAGATCAATAACGCCACTCAGCTTAATAACTTCCACATGCACGTCTTTAACAAGACCGCTGATAGCTCAGGAAGATATCTTGGTGGAACCTGGATCAACAGTGGCGGGTCTGCCGTCTTTGTCGCACTGACCCGTAATTCGACCGGCTTTACCCGCGGCGGGGTAACGACGCATAACTCGGTGCCTGAGCTGCCATCATCCCCTTCCGGGTATGATCTGACTAAGACCGGGCTGCTCTCATTTACAAAAGCGGGGACAACGCAAAAACTTTTTGATAACGGGACGTTGATCGGCGGGCCCGTCACTATGAGCCCCGCCTATACGGTCACTTCCCCGCAGCAAATTTATGTTGGAACCGCGGGCTTGTATACTACCGCCTGGATTAGCACGGCGGCGATTACACTTGCGGCAGGCGGGTCACCTACTATTCCCATGACCGATGGGGACGTTGCAACCTTCGCCACTCTTGTAAATACTTTGCTGGCTGCACTTTAAGGATTAAATAAACACACACAATGGAAAATAGAAATCCAACAGGGTATGAACTCGATAAGCTCTACCAACCGCTGAACATTGCGGCGCAGAGGGTGCCTACTCATGCAGAAATGGCGAATAACGCCGGTTCCGAGCCTCGCCTTTTTGTAATCGATAATGACGAATCCACTGGGCGCCAGGATGTATTCTACCTGTGGACAGGTATTGAAGCTTCATTAATCCCTATCGAGCCATCAATTGGGTCTGGTCCGGCAACTGGCGTCAGAAAGCTTGATAATTGGCAAGTGCCAACTAAGGCTGAGGCCGAGACCTTCGCGCTGACACTTAACTACTCTGCATTTATCGAGGTTATCGCTGACGAAACAAACGAAGGGCTAAGAACCCTGTATTACTGGAACACACTATCACTTCAAGAACCATTACTACTTTAAATTATGGCATCGGATGTAAGCGCAAAAATACGGGCAAAAGACAGCCTAGGAAGAGGTCTTTCGAAAGAAGATTTTACCACTGGATTAAAAAGGGCAGTCACTCCTCGTTACGGTGGACTAAAGGCTGCCTTTGTCGGTGATTCAATCATGAACGGGTCTACCGCACAAGTTGGAAGGCAACTGATGGATGTTATCATCTCGCTAATTGGATCGAGTATCATATCTGTTACCAAATCTATCAAACGAGCCTATCCAGGGGAGAGGTCGGATCAAATATTGGCTAGATTTCCTGGAATACTAGCAGAATCGCCAGATATCATATTCATGATGATCGGCACGAATGATGTATACCAAGCAAAAACACTTGCCGAGTATTCGGGCAATATTCAAGCTATGTGTGATCTTGCCAAAGCTGCTGGCGTGGTGCTTGTGCTAGGAACAGTGCCTCCATTAGGTATAACTGAATCAACTTCTGCTAGAATTATACTTTGTGGACAAATTAATTTATGGCTACGACTTTACTGCCAGAAGGAAAAAATAGCTCTTGCAGATGTCCACTCTGCTTTGGTTAATAAAAACGCTGGATACGCTTTGTCGTCTTACATGCATACAGACGATATACACCCAAAAACGTATGGCCACCTGTTCGCTGCACGAGAGTTTGCGAAAGCCGCGGCCCCATTGGTTTCAGGACTTCGTCTGGTTAATGCCGTAAGCCCGTTCAATCTATGCACAAACCCATTGTTCATTACAAACACTAGCGGATGGGCGCTGGTAAACGAAACCGGCACAGCGGCGGTATACTCCGTAGTTCCAGACACTGCTGGTAATGTAGCTAATCCAGGGAAGTTGAAATTTGGCCAATGGCTGCAGATGGACTTCACGGCCACATCGGGTGGCACTAAGAACTACGCCTACTTCGTGAATTTTGCCACAGCAGGGCTTGCTGTTGGGGATACAGTGTTGATCACCTACCAGCTGGATTACGAGGATATGGTCAACGCGACAGACTACTTCCTAGAAAGCGTTGCCGAGTCTCCTACATGCAAATTTCAATTTCTTATAAACCGGCAGGGGTTTGATCAGCCCACATACATAACTCCACACGCTTCTGATGTACCTGGCTACGCGTCTTACCTATTTACCATACCGGTCGGATTTACAGCGATGTATCTAGCTATGGTGGCTACTTTATCAACTGGCAGACATGTTAAGTTTCGCATCGGGGAGGTAGGAATATTTAAGTTGACCGGACTGACCGGTATCCTGTCCATGGTTTAACCCACCCCCTATGAAGCAAACAATCAAAATATCCCTCCTTGAATATAATAAAGATTGAATAAGCATTTTGAAAGATAAACCCGTCAAACCAAAGGTGGCTAAGAAGCCGAAACTCACTGGCAAGCAATTGAATTTTTGCCATGAGTACCTTATTGACTTTAATGGAACGCAGGCGGCGATCAGGGCGGGGTATGAAAAGGGATCTGCCCGAGTTACAGCTTCAAAAATGTTAGCAAATGTTAGCATCTCCGGATACATCAAAAACCTCCTAACCGAGGCAAATTTAGGACCAGAAGAGACCAAGAAGCTGATTAATGACCTCGCGACAAGCAATCTCAATAACTACTTTAAGTTCACGAAAATTGTTCATAGACCGAAGGTTGTCAAATCATTGTCTGTTTTAATTCAGGAGATACAAGACCAAATCGATTTCGAAGAAGAATTTGCCAATGAAGCCGGATTGAGCGACGAGCAATTCGAAGATCATTTGAGATCACAAAACAGGCTTCGACTTGACAGGGTGCGCCTGGAAATAGAACTCAGGAGAAACCCAAAAGCGAAAAGAATAGTGGATGGCGAGCCGGTATTGATCGACGTTCCCGAATTAGATATGGTGAAACTGGTCAAGGATAAAGAGCATGGTAAAATAAAATCATTCACACCAACCCAATTCGGCCACAAAGTTGAAATGTATGCAGCCGATGCGGCCCTTACCAATATCGCCCGGATTCATGGCTTGTTTGAGAAGGATAACGTACATCAACACACTGGTAAGGATGGAGCACCATTGCAGGCTCCAATCACATTTATCAGTGCGCAGAATTTAACTGAAGAACAAATCGAAAAATTCCTGAATGGTAGGGCTGGTAACGAAAGTATTTGAAAGCCTGTATGCAGCATTTGAATCAAACCTATATAATGTCTATGTCCTCGAAGGTGGATCAAGGTCTTCTAAAACCCATAGCATTATTCAGTTTTGGATCATGTGGGCCCAAAGGAATAGTGGAAGATCTAAGCGTGTTGTCGTTGCCCGCTTAAAAGGCACGTGGCTTGCTGGAACTGTCTACAAAGATTTCATTGACATTTTGAAGGGATACGGAATATACGACCGGAAGTGTGAAAATAAAACGAATAAAATTTACACACTGTACGGAACGGAATTCTGGTTTGTTGGCCTTGATGACCCCCAGAAAATCCACGGTATGCAAACGGATGCGTTCTGGATCAACGAGGCCGTGGAGGCTAGCAAAGACAGCTATGATCAGCTGATGCAGCGTTGCAAGGGATTCGCCATCCTGGATTATAACCCATCAGAGGAAGAGCATTGGATTTATGACAGCATTTGCAAACGGGCTAAATCCTGGTATTCTCATTCGACTATGCTTGATAATATCCTTATCCCGAAAAACGCCAAAGAGCAGATTCTTTCCTACGAGCCAACGGACGAGAATTATACGAATGGCACGGTCGATAAGAGGAAGTGGCTTATTTACGGGCTTGGAAAGCGGGCTAAGATTGAAGGACTTGTTTTTGAGGATTACACTATCGTTAAGGAAATCCCATCAATGGCTGTTCAATACCAAGGGCTCGACTTTGGTTACACCAACGACGTTTCTGCACTTGAAGATGTCGGAATCTGGAAGGGCGAGAATAGTTTGTACCTGAATGAGCTGTTCTACCGGACTCGAATGAGCAGCAAGGATATTATCGATGAATTGAAGGTAGTGAATAACAAGAAAAAGATTTGGAGCGAGAGCGCAGATCCTCGCCTCGTCAATGAAATTCACGTTGCCGGGTTTAATATCCACGCAGTTCAAAAATATCAAGGATCGGTAAAGGCGGGTATTGACAAGATGAAGTCGATGAAGATTCACGTCACCGAGAGTTCGCTTAATATCATCAAGGAGCTTAAAAATTATACCTATCAGCAGGACAAAAACGGAGTTTGGCTAAACGAACCAATTGATGACTGGAATCATGCTATTGACGGATCCAGATACGTGGTACTCTCCGAACTTCTTGGTAAATTTAAAGCAACAAATGTGAACGCAATTAAAAATGCATTCAGATAACACACACTATGAGAAATATCAAGGATATCCTTGCGATCGCGTCTATTGCGGATCGCATCAAGGAGTTGAAGAAAAGGAATGTCGAACTTCCTAAATGGAGCGACTTGGAAAAGGTTTACGAACCAAAATTCCACGATATCCTTGATCCCGCAAAATTTCCTGACAAGGCAATTAAGAATGAATCCGGAGAGATAGTCAGCACTGAGCCAATAACCAGGGTTGCCTTCGGCCTTCAAAAACTCGCCGTCAAAAGGATGTCGGAATTCATGTTCACAATTCCGCCTACTCTCACTTGTGACGATGTCGACGCAACCCCACAGACAGCAGAGCAGTTTATTTCACTGAAAAAAGTTCTCAAAAAGAACAAATGGAAAACTCTGAATAAAAAGCGGGCCCGCATTATTAATTCCCAGTGCGAACAAGCTACCTACTGGTATGCGGTTAAAGGGGCAAACAAACAGTATGGATTCGAAAGCAACTTCAAGTTAAAGTGCTCCGTTTTTTCCCCTGCAAATGGAGACGAGCTATTCCCTTTGTTTGATGACATGGGCGACATGATCGCATTCAGTAGAGAGTTCGCAATTGTTGAAGGAGATAAGAAATCCCTATACTTTGAGACATGGACCGCCGAAAATCATTATCGGTACCGGAAAGACTCCTCTACCGACTGGATTGAAGATGGCGAGCCATCCGTTGTTCAAATCGGAAAAATACCTATCATCTACGGATGCCGGCCACAACCTATTTGGGAAGATGCCGACAACCGAAAGGTGTCCAATCTTGAAAAGCTGGTTTCTTCCAATGGCGACATCATCGAATATCACGCTGCCCCGGTATTGCTTCTGAAAGGAGAATTACAGGGAGCTCCTGAGAAGAGTGAAGCAAACAAAGTCTTTGTCACCTCGGAGAATGGAGGGGCCGAATACGTCTCCTGGACTCAGTCGCCAGAATCTGTTAGGTTTCAATTCGAAACCCTGCTTCGTATGTTCTTTACCGAACTACAATTACCTGACCTTTCTTTTGAGAATATCAAAGGCCTCGGAGCCGCCAGTGGCGAAGCTAGAAAATGGCTGCTAGCTGACGCTCACTTGAAAGTTGGCGATGAGTCAGATATCTACGAAGATATTATGGATCGCGAGTATAGCGTCATTAAGGCCTACCTCGGGCAGATGAATAAAAAATCAGGATGGGATAAAACCATTGAAGATCTCGAAATCGAAACCGAAATCGTTCCTTTCATTATTTCTGACGAAAAAGCCAAGGTCGAAGTATTGGTTGCAGCAAACGGAGGCAAGCCGATAATTTCCCAAGAGCGTAGCGTTGAACTGGCCGGATTCTCGGAAGACCCAGCTGGCGACTTTGTCAAAATTAAAGCAGAGTACGCCGAAGAAGCCGCAAGAGATATACTCGAACCCTCATTTTAAATATGGACGCGCTAGTACTTCAAATGGTCGAGCAGATAATTGAAAACAGAAGGGCCGCCGGGATCTCGCCAATTCACGCGACCTTTCTTGATTTGAATAACGAGGTGAGCAAGGCGCTGGCCAGCTTAGAAACGGATGGGAAGATTAAGATCGGGGACACCATTAATGATAAGTATATCGTGTTGAGATGACATTGATTAACAAAGAGAAGTTTGGAAGGCCCTGCGGAGTGTTGTGCTTTATCTGCACGTGCCAGCAAGGAAAGCGGTTAGAGCAGCCGGAAATTCGGATTGAGGACACGCTTGTTGATATCGCTAATAAACTACAAAAAAACAGTGTCAGCTTAGATACCGACATTGTTGATCTCGTAAATCAAAACTTCTGGGATTTGACATGACCAAAATCGTACACGCACCGGAATTAATGAAGCTTGAAAATAACCTGAATAGCACCGAGGAAATATGCACATTGACTCACCTCGCCTCCGTTTCGTCAGACTTAATAACTTGCTTGGTGGGAGAAAAGATAGGCTCAGGATGCTATCGGACAGTTTACGAGTACAATCTTGACAAGAAATACGTGATCAAGATCGAGCCCTTGAATACTAATTGCAATGTCACCGAATATATGCTTTGGAATGAGATCAGAGGGCTTACCGGTAATCTTGCATGGGTTAAGGACTGGTTCGCTCCTGTGAAGTGGATTTCACCAAACGGCCGGGTGCTGGTCATGCAGAGAACCAAAGTCGATTACAAGAAAGAAAAGCCCAAAAAGATTCCAAAGTTCATGTGGGATGTGAAAGAGGATAATTTCGGGTGGATCGGCAATAAATTTGTTTGTCACGATTACGGACAATTCTACAACTTCATTTCCTATTCAAAAGGGATGCAGGATGTAGGGAAGAAATGGTAATGCAACCCTGTCGAATTCGACACCTTTGAATCACACACTATGCCCCAATTCTCAGTCACCGGTTATGATGACGAACACTTCAAACGTACAGAAGCATACGTAAAGAAGGTTCGGAATATTTACAATGCTGCCATTCGTGACGCGGCCAGGCTTGGTGTGTCTCTGAATCACAAGCCGGAAGATCCTTTTTTCTTTAAGAACTTCCCGGGTGTGAAGAAAAGGATGGAGAAGTTGTTTGAAGAAGTAGCGAACAGCATTCAAGCGGTAATCGAGGATGCGGTTTCTGATGAATGGGAATTTGCCAATGATAAAAACGACGACCTGGTTAAGTCTGTACTGAAAACAGATAATTTCAATGCACGTGCGTTGGCGAGATTGTTGGGCCGAAACCGGGAAGCGAAAGAAAAGTTTGCAGAGCGAAAATCGGGAGGGCTAGGACTTTCTGACCGCGTATGGAACAATACCAAGCAATTCCGGTCCGAGTTGGAGATGGGGCTTGAATTGGGCATTGCGGAAGGCAAATCAGCGGATCAGATCAGTAGAGACATTCGCCAGTACCTTGAAAATCCAGATAAGCTTTTTCGGAGGGTGAGGGATGAGCGAGGTGTGTTGCGATTAAGTCAGCACGCAAAGGAGTATAAGCCGGGCCAGGGCGTGTACCGATCCTCTTACAAGAACGCCATGCGCGTTGCTAGATCCGAGACAAACATGGCGTATCGAACCGCCGATAATGCCCGCTGGCAGACTCTTGATTTTATCGTAGGCTATGAGGTACGCCGGAGCAATAATGTCTTTAAGTGCGACGTCTGCGAGAGTTTGAAGGGCCGCTATCCAAAATCATTTCTCTTCCGTGCGTGGCACGCGCAATGTAGATGCCACGTAGTTTCCATTCTTGCCACAGACAAAGAGATCAACGAGCTTGAAGTGAAAATGCTCAATGGCGATGACACCTCTGACTTTGTCAGCACCAACCAGGTGAAGGATATGCCGGCAGGCTGGAATGATTGGATGAACCGGAATAATGAACGGCTACTTCGCAGTAAGAGCATGCCCTACTTTATCACTGATAACTTCAAAGATGGGAAGATAGGCAACGGATTAAAATTCGCTGTTCCAAAGAAGATGACGGCGACCAAAGACGCTCCCGTCGAGCCTGCCAAAGGATTCGTCCCGGAAGGCCTTGCTCAGTACGAAAAGAAATACGGAATTGAGATTGATAGGCAACTTTTCTCGAAACTAAAACAAGATGTGCCGCTCACTTTCTCGAAGAAAGGATCATCCCACTACTCCCCTTCAAGAAAAACTGTCACCATCGCCAGCGACAGGCGCCTGGAACGCAGCAAAGACTTTCAGCAAAAGATTCTCTATCACGAGTACGGGCACGCGGTCGATTGGGACAATGATTTGCGAAAATCAAACGAGGTCTATGCTGTGATGGAGAAATACCAAACGCAGTTCAGAAAGAACCAATCTTATTCTGACTTAAACCAGAAATGGACGACTGCATTCAGAAAAGCAGTTAAGGAGAATGACTTCAAAGGCATTGAAGAGGCTGGCAGCTTTGCTGACACACTAATGAGTTTAAACCAGAACTACGGGGCTGGGCACACGAAGAAATATTTCAAGACCCCGTACATGAAACAAGCGGAGTTCATTGCTCATGCCTTCGAAAACAAGTTCATGGGCAACTCCTTTTTCAAAGAAACAGCCCCTGATTTATATGACGATATGATCAAAATGATTGAAGAATTTCTTGCTAAGGAATGATAACGTCGCTGGGCTCTGAGAATTCCAAATCACTTTCAACAACAGCCAATCGCTTCCCTGCTTTTTCCGCTTCTTCGAGTTTCTTGAAGAATGCATCGTCATCCGCCAAAACCATCCTGGCGGTATAAAGTGTTTGAGAGTATTCCGGATCGGACTTCTCGTATTTATCAAAAATCTCCCGTCCATTCATAGTTTCTATTTATTTAAGTGTCTACCTTACCTTTAAATCAAAATCCTCATGCTTCATCGCCTTGAAGTAATCCACAAACTCGCTATCGGGACTAGCCTTGGCCGACTCAATACAGGCCGTCAGGTCTTCCATATCATAGAAGTACTGCTTCTCCCCTGTCGGATCGATCGACGGCTCAGGAATCGCTTTTAGAATCTGCGATACGGTCGCTTTCGGGTTTTGCTTGGCGTAGTTGAACGATTCTTCGAGCGATGCCAGTGGGAATTCGGTTTGTGTGTGGTTCATTTTTTTTCTTTCGTTGGTTTCGATTTGCCGAAATGAGCTTCGACAATCTTCTCTGCATTTTTTGCATGCCGCTCAATTGACGGCTTCGCCCTTTCAATGATTTTCTCAGCGCTCGCCATAAGTTTATCAAACGGGTTTCCATGTGAAACTGGTTTCGGCTTTTCTTCTTCGTTGGGTAGATTGTTTTCCATTGCTATTTGTCTTTAAAGTCTAAATAGAATTTGTTTATATTGAATAGCCCGCCCAGACTCATCGCGGACAACTTCCACTTCTGACTCAATCATCCATCCAGCTTCCAACTTCTCTTGAATCAGCATCTTGAAAAATTGTAAATCGTGCGACTCCACTTCGATTCGTTTCATATAATAGATAGTTCACTTCACAATCCCAACTAAAGCCTTCTGCTCCACTTCCCCGGCCAAATAATCAACCGCAAGCACCGCGATAGCCGCGCCCCTCTCTCCTTTCAAAGCCGGATCAATGTCCTTGTAAGATCGCTTGCGATGGACCAGGATGTTCAGCGCTTCTTCATATCCCGCCTTGACCTCTTCGGAGATGGCGCCGGAATCGATTTTCTTTTGGATGAGATCGATTGTTTCGTGTATTTCGAAGGTGGAAGGACCCGCAGCGGTGTGTGTCATACTAAAATGATATCAAGATTTTCAATCCCTAAATATACAAATTTTTGATCCTAATAATGCGAATACCACTTGACAACCTCCCCACTTCTCGATATCATTGCAACCCAAATTTTGATATCATCAACAACATGAAAGCTGGATACCTACGAACAGGAGATGTGATCTTTCTCCAAAAAGGGACGGTTGTCGCTTGTCCAAACGCTCCCGTTGTCATAGCAAACCACTCAATCAGCGCGTTCAGTCCTAAAACGGGCGATATCTGGGTTAAAATCGGCATTGAGTCGGCCAATAGAACCGACGTTACCCAGGAAAAGAAGATCATCCGAGATCAGATCATCAAAGCTTTCACTGACCTTGAAATAGCCTTGGATGAATCGATCATGGATAGGTTTATCGCTCATCAGGTTAAGAACCGGCCAGAACAAAAGATATTCCTTCCATCAGCTCATTACTTGGTTGTCGAAACAACTTACGAGCGCGGTACTCATCACGTCTGGTGCCAGGAGTTTCACAGCGAGAATCCCGTTAAGATTTACTTCTGGCAAGGTGCAGGCGAGAAACTGAGCCCTTTGGTTCATAATGATATTAAGGCGGTCAGTTCGTTCTTTTGAGGCGAATGAGGGTGTTACTATCGGATCAACGACCTACTTTTCTCTTATACCAAGCGATGGCATCCTTCCATATTTCCACCTCATACGCAGTTGGCACGCGCTTGTTTTCGTAAGCTGCCGCCCTTGTTTCGTGTTCCGTTGGCTCGATTATGCGCACTGTATTGCCCGTGATTGAGATATCCACATTCACAAATTCCCACCTCAGTGATTGCTTTTCAAATTGATCATTTACGATCCGAGGATTTCCGACGAAACGATCTTCGAATAGCGTGGGTAAATATTCCTCATTAGCTGGAATCACATCCTCGATGTGAATTGCTCCATCCCGCTCAGGGTCTGTCCAAATTACGTATCCAAAAACAGGATTTTCGGGTGGACTTTCTATTAGCTTTAATACTTTCATGGCTTTTGTGTTTTGGGTTAATAAATTGGCTGATCTACTGGATCAATGGGCCTCCAATGGCTAACTTCAAATGGATTTCCAATCAGATTTATTTCGTGAGAATTCATTATTGTACCGTCAAATTTTCCATTAGCACACACATAGTAATCTCCGGCAACATTCGGCCCTTGCTCGTCGATCCTCCTCCACCCATTATTATCTTCCAATCCATGAATACTTTTTGGCCGCCACTTGAAAAGCAGATGACTTGGATATATGATCGACCTATAAAATCCGTCTCGCGATGGCTGTAAAATGTGAATTTGGCTTAACTCAAACCCATTAACTTCCGGCTCCATTCCGTTGGTTCTTTTGCCATTGACGTTACGGAGGCACCACCCGTGCTCGTCTAGGTGATCCTTTACTTTCTCCCAAGCATCCCCGTACGCCGATTTAATCGCGGCTAATTTTGCTTCTGATGTGTTCATGATTCAACTTCGGTTTAAAGGAATGGATCCCCGAATGCCTTCCATCTCTGAATATGTGAAAATATCTTCGCAAGCCGCACCAGTCAATACGCGGTCGAATCGGATATTTTTAGGAATCGACGACACGCTCTTAATGTGGTAAAATTCATACGACTCATCAGGTTCATTTTCCCTCTCTTCATCGACAACGAGGTTGAACTCCCAGTTCCAGTAAGCAATCACAGCTATGTGTTCCATCTCTCTTAGTTCAGTTTTAACCTCAGTTTCTTAAATAAGGGCGGGGTTAGTTCAGGTTTCATCGGTTTTAATTCCAGCCTTATCATACTGATCATCCAGCCAGTCCCGCGCCGATTCATCAGAAAAATCGCGAATGAAACTCCATACCATGCTTTCGGATGGAAGAATGATCGTCTCTTCTGCTTGAAAGTCGGAGCCGCCATTATCTTCCAAAAACGCAGTTATTCTTACAGTTTCATTGCCATCTTCATCACGATCGCGATGCAGGCACACAGTGTCGTCTAATTCAATGATTTTAAAGTCCATCTTTCTGTTGTTTGTTTAAGGTGTTACTTCCCGGACGAGGTCGAATTGTCTGACGTTTAAATTGGGGCAGAAAAGACCATCTTCTTCATAATAATTACCGTTGTCAGCTTTGTATCGATAAATCCCGTTGAATCGACGCTTTTTCACAATCCGTATTGGCTTATAAGCCCATGGATCTCGCTCAACATATGATTTTCCCACTTCGAGCTTTATCTGTTCCATGCTTAGGCTTTCAATTTTCTTCAAATACTTTTGAATAACCGGAACGGCTTTATCAACCTCATATAATTCAGTAATGCACTTATGAGTTAAATCTAGCTCTTTGTCTGCCAATTCGGACTCCTTAACAAGCGAATACAGGGAGTTGCCCAAATCTTTGCCGAGAACCTCTGTCAAGTTCTCATACCCTCTGGTGTTTTTGATCTTTGCGATCGATTTCTTCAAGTCGCTCATGGGTTTTCAGGTTTATCTATTCGCTTTATGGCAGCATACCAAATCCACGGGTTAGTATTATAAAACTTCACCCCGTATTGGTGCCAGAATCCGGCTTTAAATTCCATTACACTATGCTTATATTTATCGTTATCCTCGTAATATTCCCACCCGAGAGCCACAGCCATTTCATTTGTCACCTCAAATACTCTACAAACCTTCACATCCACAACTTCCAGCCAGAGGCGGCAGGCGGATTTTGGCATGATCACTCCTGACTTCCATCTCGGCCACATATCCTTGTTCTGGTAGCCATACTCATGAGCGCACGCTTCATAACTTATTCCGAAAGGTCGATTAGTTGGTTCGTCAACTCGGTATAAGACGCCAGACTCTTCAATTCTTTCAGTGTCCGCCTCATACCAATCATAGGCATAGAATGGCTCCTTACACATCAATACCGTTCTTGGATTACCAAAAGGACAATCATACGGGCGTCCGTGCCAGTCTTCCCATCCAGGCGTTCCGTTGAACCTCATTTCATAACGAAGCCCACGGTCTTCTGGTTGGATTTTAACCGGCCTCACTATCGCCGTCTGCCGTCCCTCCAACAGCGGCTGTATCTCCTGTTTTAGGGGATAGAATGGTTTTGGGTTCATGGGGTGATAAGTTTAATCCAGCCAGCGTCGCATAATTCCTGAACTGAGTGGCCCATAAACGGCAAGGCGATTCCGATTGATCGGAGGTAGTCAACTGTGTGTGAGCCAAGTGTTGTCCATCTGGTGTCATTAGGGACGTTCTCCATCAATAATTTCCTGATATCATTTGGAGGCATAGTAAACGAAATCCGATATCCACCCATCTTCGCCACTTCAATAGCTTCTTCGTCGGTGATCTGAGCAATAGGCCTCAGAAACAAAAAAGCTTGCTCCTGCTCTGCTTCTATCAGGCTATGCATGGCATTTGTGTCCCACGGCTCTCGCATTTCTTCGCCATCGTCGCCACAATCGCAGCACATAAGGTATTGAGCGAAGAATCTCATCCTTAGCGAATCGTTTAATTCTGTTTTCATGCTATCTCAATTGTTTTGGTTGCTTTAGCGCATCGGAGAGGGCGATGGTTGATTTCATGCGTTGTTCTCGTTTATCCAGCTACCTAAACTGAATTGGGAAAAATCACTAATCACATTTTGGTGATCGTCGTATCTGGCTGGAATAGTCACTTGTATAACGTAATCATAAGACCAGTCACGCCCTTTATCGATCAGCTCTACTTCTGCGCCATACTTTGCGAGCAGCGTCTTAATATCTTCTTTAAACTCGGATTCGACTTGTAATGCTGATTTCATAATGCTTCTTCTGGAAATGGCTCTGTCGATATTCGAATAACTTCATATTTATCATTTGGCGTCACATTTTCCTGCTTGATATCTGAACGGATTTGACTTTCGAAGTCTTCCAGCAATTCGCTAAATGGAATTGATATAGTTGATTTTTTCATGCTTCTTCTGGGAATGGTAGTGGATAATCGTAAATTAAAAATTTACAATATTCGAACTCTTCATTGTCGTTAAAAAGCCTATCCCGATCATTCCTCACAGCCTCGTTGACCGCATGGCGCATGTAGAGCTCGGCGGCTTCTGTGTATGCATCCTGCCAATGTGGCAAATTAGCTTTACCGCCATAAGCATGGCCTAACTTGCATTCTGTAATTAACTTTGGGAAAGTCTTGATTCCATGCTTCTCCGCCACGGCTTGCTTGGCATCTTCGAAGGTTTCGATCTTTTTCATGGCTTAGTATGGTAAAGTATCCTCAAATCGTTCGTGCTGCTCTCCGATTACTCGTAAATCTTTAATATTCGTACACGACATCATTTGAATTCTGAGTCCAATATTGTTTCCTACACCTAGCTGATTATGGATCCATCCTACGCAATGCTCCTCCTTGCCCTCTTTCGAGTGGTGGCAAGCCATGGCTTTATTCCTAGATACCCTAAAATCTCCTGGTTGTGCAATAGCACAAGAAAGCGCACGGTGCTTTTCAACATCATATCCGTCTGGAATATCAAAAGGATTTGTCGATACTTTCCATGGGCACTTCTTACATTGAACGGTTCTTCTTAACTCCATTTCCTTCTCTTTTAAGGTGATCGGTTTTGATGTGGGGTTATGCTTGCGAGTCGGTTCGGTTAAAGACAGTCGTCGCAAAACCCTTCTGTCTGATAGTATTCACTAAAATCATCAAGGCATACACCGCAATGTGTGCACTTGATTTCGCACTCTTCTTTTTCATCATCAGGAAATACAGGCGAAATTTCAATATCCCCAGTTATGACAGTTTCTATTTGAGCGATTCTGTCTCGAAACATAGCCAGGATGTTAACGATATGCCCAAAATCTGTGTTGATCTTAGTATTTTCCGTGACCGTGTCCGGATCAAGGCCGAAATAATCGATCACATTTTGTTCAAGCTCGCAGCCAGCACTCTCCGGATCATTCCCGTTTGTTTTCATCTTTTCGAGTTGCTGTTTTAAATTGTGACCGATTAATCAGTGAGCTTGCCGTCATCCCAATCAGATAAAAACTTTCGGCAGAATCAGCACTGATGGTGTACGAATTCTGCCCTTCATCTTCTCCGACGTGCACGACGTTGCAAAGCGATCCATTGAACTTTTTCAGGCTGCCCATAATGTTGAACTGAACGTCAACCGGGTCAATGCTTTTGGGGAATGTTACTTTGATTGTTTCCATATATCTATTTATTGTACATGCTTCCAGCCCGTCCCGTTCGCTATCTTCTGAATCGCGCACCTCGCAACGAAGTACCTATTCGCAATCCACTGCTGAGACCTACCAGCGCCAAGAAATGCCCTGATATCTGGTATCTGACATTCTTCCAGTTTAGACCTTGGATGATCAGATCCTTTGCACATGCGACCAACTGGCGCTTTTTGTCCTTTTTTCATTTTAAATAGTTCTGATTAGCCTGATGATCAACAGAGTTCTTATGGCAATTAGAAATGCATCTGGATAGCAGATCGACACTGCAATAATAATCGTCATGCACAAAATCTTTACCCAATCTTTTTCCAGTAAAACGCGATTCAATATCTCGAAGAAGTGGGGCATATGCTTTTTTTATTAAGCCGGGATCGACGATGCGAAGTTTGGCAGTTGCTCTCTCACCTTTGTCAGTAATTCATCGACAGGAACAAGCGTCGATCCGGTGTGATTTTGTCTACTGCAAGCCTCCTTCAAAATTGACTGAGAAAAAATACCCATCTGAACCGATCGCAGCACAGCAAGCGTTTTCACCGGATCTTTTTTGCAGATGTCCGAAAAAAGAATGTGAATGTGCGATCCATAGATTCCATAGGTGTCAAAAGAAAATGCCGGACTCATTTCGCCAAGTGCAGAATCTGGGTCGATCTGCTCGGCTGAATTCATTAATTCCATAAGGGCGATTGCTGCGCCTGGATTTCCCTCAGCCAAAGCAACAACCGCTTCAAAGCTGTTCATTTCAAGGGTAATTCTATTTTGTGACATTATCTACGAATGGTTTAATTATGATAGGCGATGTGTACTTTCAAATTCCGGAGTCAGGAGAACGAAACATCCTCGACCGGCTCCGGCCACTTACAGCTGTCTAGACTTAAATGGTGTTTCTTTAATCTGCAATGTGATTGTATTTCGAACTGTCAATGGATAGGAATGCGTCAACTTGCATCTGAAAAATAGGCATAGGCAAATTCTGGTCAAGTATTCCACTCTTGAAGAGGGCATCCACTCGCTTTTCGGCCTCTTCGTTGGATATTTTAAGTGTACTGGAAGTGGTGTTGATAAGGTATCTCCGGGTATTTTCGGCCTCTTTCTGACTTTTAATAGGATTTCCCATGGTTGTTTATTGAAGTCGAGTGTTGATTATTTGCATCGTGGTCAATTTATAATCCCTTCGGCGATACAGGTGTTTTATGCGCCTACGCTCCGCTATACGTGCTCTCAAAGCCAGCAATTTGGCGTACGACTCATTCATATGCCGAATTGCACGCTTGATATTGAGTATTCGAGCCTTTTCTTCGTGAAAAAATGAATCAATCATAAATATTCTCCTCTCCGTCAATAGCCTTGCTACTCTGCGTATTGAGTCTCGCTCAGCCATTATCCTATCCCTGGAACGACGGGCCGAATCCAGATAAGATGAACGATCTATCCTCGTATCTGGGCACTCACAACACTCCTGCCGAACTACGCATGAGGAAAGGATAAATATGAGTACGAGGATTCTCATGGAGGTATATTATTTGAAGTAGTATCTCTTTTTAGATTCTAAAAACCGACCAGGAATTATGCGTCTGGCCGGTTTTTCATTTCATCAACCTATCGAAGCCCTGATCACTCCCGATCGTAACTTCTGGTTTAAGTTTACATGAGCTTGTACTTTCGGTGAATCATCATTCACATCGAATTTCAGACACAAATATAACACTTCATTATGCATTGCATCGTAAATTATTTCACTTATTTTACAAATGTTTTTTAAACATTGATGGAACGGTAAGTTTTGACTACATTTGATGAGTAAATCAGTACTATGCAAAACGACACACAAAAGCCAGGAAGACCAAGATTCGATCACTCAGACCGCAAGTGGGCCCATCAGATATACTGCACGGACGCCGAGTGGGAAATCATTCAGAAGAGGGCGAAGAAGAACGGCGAGGCTGCAAGCCAGTACATTGTCAGGACTGTATTGAAGGCTAATAAGTAGGCTTATCGGCCGGGGTGAAGTATTTGATGATCAACTGAATAATCAGTAGTGTCGACAATGCCATTCCGCCCGCCGAAGCTTTATCGTCGTCCATTGTATGGCCAACAATGGAGAAAATAACCGAGATTAAGCCACACAGCGAGATAACCAGCAAGCTACTGTCCCTTTTGGGCTTCTCAGGCACCTTCTCCACATCCAGCACCTCCACATACTCCGACCAACCTTCCTCCCACAAGGCGGGATATTCCGGGTGTATGGGCAGGATATAAGTCATACCTCCAATGTTGATGTTGATCACACCATTAGCTACACCGGCGAACCAGCACTTTTGCCCTATGAAGTCAAATTGAAGAGTTGGATCTCGTTCGCGGTGAATACCTAGGTTGTCGTCAAAATGTGATTTATGGCTGACCATTACCGGTTCGGTCCGAGTGATCCATTGGCCGGGAGTTAGTTTGTGGATGTTCATGGGTGATTGCCTGGTTTATTGATACAAAAAATAAATGGGGATTTTGATCTGTTGACTTCACTCACTTTTTCATTTTCCTCGCAGTAACGGGTCCCTTCAACTAACGCCTTTTCCAAAACTTTCCATGATCGGTAGTTGTGACCGCCAGGATAAGTATCATCTCGAAGTCCTACACCAGCCATCCAAACAGAACAAACCACTTCGCTTCCATCCAAAATCGCTATCCATCCGTACTGACTGTGATGATATGTGTCAGGAACATCCATTCGAATGAAATCATGTCTGCATAGCACATCAATGAAGGAATCTTTGGCTCGAAATGTTTCCATTCGATTGCGTTTCACTATCTTCTCCTGATCCGGTGTAAGCGTCAACCATATTCCTTCAAACTGAATTTCCATCTCATCTCAATGATACGGTTGAAGCTTGCTCTGATCATACTCCTGACGCTGCTTGTATTGCCGGTATTCCTCCTGCATAACGCCCTTCACATCGTGCTTTTGATTGACTTGCAGTTGCTTACGAAACAACGTTTCCCATCCTGCTGTTTCCTTTTCCTGCCATTGACAGGCATTATTATCTCCGGAACGGCTTACTATGATCCGCTGGGTCTCGCTTATAACTATGTGGTTCATGGTTGTAACTGTTGGTTAATTGATGGTTACTGTATTAAGAGGATTGGATTGTCATAAACGTTTCCAGCCCGATGCATTTTCAGGATATCATCTTGATCGATTTCGTAGAACCACGACTTATCCAGACAGACGTCGCCGTTATTTTCCCATTCGATGAATTCGCCTTTATTCAGCAATGCAAAACAAGATTTGGTAGGAAGCCATACGACAACGGTGTAAAGTCTTTCATCTCCTTCATCGCATTCCACTTCTTCGAAAAACACATCAGCTTCATAAATGTCAATCCCATTCTTATCCTTCAACCCAGTAAACTGCCCAACAGTCTCCGGGTCAACATCCGACTCCAATCCGGTTTCGATGTTATGGATCCGAAACTCATTGCCACATCCGGCGAACCTGGACGAATGGATGAAGTTTCCGTAAACCCATTCGTTTCCGTGGGTTGCTTTTGCTCTGAATATTATTGGTCTCATTTTGGTTTGGTTTTAAGTCAGCGGTCTGCTGAGATTGTTGACTTTCAATAATAAGGATCAAACTCATCCGGGTCGTTTTTGCCCGGCATAGCCCAGATAATAACCAGCAGGATCACTCCGAAGAACAACTTCGCTGTATCAACTATTTGGGAAAGAATCGCTTTCATGACAGTATCATTTCGACATTTGGTACATCAAAAGCATGCATGTGCCCATTATGATCAACCATCAGGTTCATACCATGGCGCTTGAAAACCGGGTTCATATCCGCGAAGAACAGCGGCCATTGCGATTCGTGCATTCTACCAAGCATGATCATCATTTGCATCAGGTACTCGACATTTCGCGCTCCTTGCTCCATTTGATCGAAGGATGAGTCCACGTCCGAGTCTTCCAGATCAACATCCCACGCAACGTGTTTGGCGTGCTTTTCAAGCTCAGTCGATAACTGGCCAGCAACTTGTTTCAGCTTTGTTCGGTATACACTCGTTGCTTTGAGCTGATCGATCGTCCGGATCAAAAGATGCACGCACATTTGATTAATGAGCATGATGCGCTTTTCTTGCTCGGTTAGTTCGCGCTTTTCGAGGTTTATTTGAATTTTAGGGACGTTCATGACACTTTCAGGTTTGATGCCGCCAATTCGTTAATGAAATCTGTGGTATCCAGGTCGGAATACGGATTGTCCATTGAAATGCTCGACACGATTCCTAATTGGAATTTCAACCCCTCTTCGAGAGTGATATCATCCATGTCATCATCTACTTCAATCTCGAAGGTTACTTGCTTTTTTGCCATTGGTTAACATTTAAACGGTTTTGATTATATCTTCAAAATGGAACACGTCTTTTCGCGCCCCATACGCAAACAATCGCTCGATACTTGCGCCCGGAGAGTCCGTCCAGCACGGCAGTAAACAAATCGCATCGCACTTGTTGAGCTCAGCCAAGTCTTCAAGCATATACTCTGCCCATGTTCGCCCGTGGTTATGCTCAAAGTCCAGCGGTGTTACCGCCTCATATCCAAGGTCGACAAGTTGATACTTGGCTTTTTCAAATTTTTCCGTGAACTCTTCTTCCGGCAGGTTGCCTATTTTTCCGGCGATGTAGATTTTCATAGCTTCCACTCATTAATCGATGAAAAAATCAGAAACATGCAGGAGGCGACTGCGATAATTGCGAGGAATACCAGCATCGCGGTTGTTACGCATTCCTGCCAGGCGGGGGTTGGTTTTTTGGTCATAGGGGTTCGGCGCTGTTAAAGTGTATCTGCATGCGGCCTGACAGCCAAAATCTGATAAATCCTGGACTCCATTTCGTCAAGCTCTTCCAGCCACTGTCTCCGTTGTCCAGACTTCCCGTAGAATTTAATCTCTTCTTTTACTTCCGCCCGTTGTTCCTCAATGAGGGGTTTGGCGGCTTCCAAATCTTCGCTAGACCATTCATTGATCTTGCCGGATGATATTGCGTGAGTGACGTTGTGAAATTTCATTTTGAACAATTTTATGTACTGTTGAAACGATTACTAAATGGCTTAAACTCAGTTTACTCGTGTCCTTTAAAAACTCGGAAAGTTGCATATCCCAGTCTATCAGGTTTGGTAGCGTCATAATTTCTACGAGCCAAAGTGTGTCGTCGTAGTGAGAGGCTTTCATTCTTACGTAAATGGTAGGGGTTCGACTCTGTTAAAGTTTTGTATCGTGAAACTGTTGTATTGCTTGAAAAATCTGGAAGGCTACTTGCGGAACGATCGCATTGCCGGCCGCTTTTATGGATTCATTTCGCCACTTTGAAAGGGTAATTCCGTCCAGTCCGGTGGGAAACCCATCATTTCCAGAACGAACCGGGGATTGAGTTGGGAAGTCTTGCCAGGTTCTCCGACCATTCCATGAATCGAATGCGCCAACGTGTCGTTCTGCCGCTTCTCGTTCGGCCGTGTACAACCTCCCTTCGCGTCGCTGCTGGCCGTTTGTGTCGGTAAAAATCCATTTACCGCTAGCCCCGGTAGCCCGTTCCTTGGATCGGCCGAAATCTGGCCGCGCTTCTCTGAATCGTTTGCTCTGGGAGTAGGGAGTAAGTCCATGTGCGCGTAATCCTTCAAATCCCCTCGCCATGATCCCACGCTGTCCGGGTTCCGATTTCCTGTTTTCATCCGAAGAGCCCGACCTTTCCCTGATCCGTCGATCGCCTGCGGAGTCGGCAACAACTTCGCCGCGTGTTGAATCTTCGCGCCGAACTCCGTCCCGTCCTTGCTGATCCTGACAAACCGACCGTTCTTCAAACTCACCGTGTCCGTGTCTCCGCCCTCCATATCGCTTACTACCGGAGTAGGCAATAAACCATATTCGGTCGCGTCGGTGCGGTGCGTCGACGGCACAAGCTGGAAGTAGAAACGGGATGACTTCATAGCCGAGAGCTTCCAGGTCAGACCACACCTCGTTGAATACCAGCCCTCCATTCCAATTAGTAAGCCCGCGAACGTTTTCGCCCACAACCCAAGTCGGCTCAATCTCCCGAATTGTTCTAAGCATCTGCGGCCAGAGGTGCCGGTCATCTTCCTTTCCAAGGCGTTTACCTGCTGAGCTATAAGGCTGGCACGGTCCTTATGGGAACCCACCTGAGAGGATGATATCATCGTTTCTCCAGTGGGTTCCGAATCGTTTTGAAAGTTCAGTGTTAATTGTTGCATAATCGAGAGTATGAATGTCTCTATGGTGGTAGGCCCCTGGCCAGTAATATTCGAGCACCTTATTGCCAAACTCGTTAATCTCACAGCTAACGTAGTTTTTCCACCCCATCCACTGAGATGAAAGATCGAAGCCTCCGATACCACTGAATAGGCTAAAATGTATCATTGTGAGCTCTTATTATTTTTCTCCCCCTTGTGAATTGATTGTTATGAGGTGAATACTTTCTGGTATGCTCCGACTTCGGGAGGCATTCGAAATTCTCAATTCGGTTATCCGACTTAACTTCGTTGATGTGATGAATATCCCACCCTTCTGGAATATTACCGATTTGATCTTCCCACATGTATCGGTGCATAAGCTCCCGCTTACCAGTAGTTGCAGAATAATATCCGGTGTTTCGCAAAGTGAACTTTACTCCCTTATACATTTTAAAAGGACGTTCGCTCTTTTTTCTCAATTGAAAACCCCGTGCAGAGAATGCTTTGAAAACGCATTGCCTGGTAACGCCGACCGATTGGGCAACCTCTGAAAGAGACAGTCCGGATTCATATAGCGAATAAGCTTTTTTGTAAAACTGATGCCTGCTAGTTCTGCCTCTCATGGTTCTGATCGTTCAAGGTGGGTAATATTCCGGGTAATGCCTGTTTTTGAGAAGGGATATTACCCGCTGAAAAGGATTGTTTGGTTCGTTTAGAAGGGGGGATTTCCTGCGCGGTCGAGCGCCGTGTTTCTGTTAAAATCATGCATGACCTGGTCGCGTGGAGTTGGATCCGGATACCTAACCGGACCTCCATTCAGATCGCAGAACTTGGTGTATTTACCGACAAACTTCAATCTGATCGTATCAAGCGAACCAGATCTGTTCTTCGCAACAATCACCTCTCCTGTTCCAGCTACTGAGTTTCCAGACTCGTCTTCGAGTATTCCGTAGTACTCGGGCCGGTAAAGGAAAATAACCATATCCGCGTCCTGCTCGATTGATCCCGACTCTCGAAGGTCTGAAAGCATTGGCCTTTTCTCCCCTCCCCTAGTCTCGACCGCCCGGCTCAGCTGTGACAAAGCGATCACTGGTACATCGAGCTCCTTGGCTAAGTTTTTAAGTGATCGAGATATCATTGCAATCTCCTGCTCCCGGTTGCCAGCCCCTTTTCCACCGGTATCGCCGGTCATCAGCTGCAAATAATCAATGACGATCATTTGAATGTTATGCTGAGCCTTCAACCGCCTGCACTTAGCCCGTAATTCAAGAATTGAAAGCGCCGGGGTGTCATCGATATAAATCGGTGCCCGGGTGAGCCTTTGAATACGCTGGTGAAGATGATCCCACTCGTCCTGCGATAATGTTCCCTTTCTGATCTTTTCGCTATCGATCTCCGCTTCGGCAGATATCAACCTGTTGACCAATTGAACCGAAGACATTTCAAGGGAGAAAATTGCGACCGGCGTATCGAACTCAACGGCTGCATTTCGCAGCGAGGAGACCACAAAGGCCGTTTTTCCCATCGCCGGCCGAGCCGCAAGTATCGTCAATTCTGACTTCTGCCAACCCGATGTAAGCCGGTCCAGATCAGTAAATCCAGACGCAACGCCGGTCAGCCCATCCTTATGGTTTTTCTTCATATCGAGCTCGCTCAGCGTTTGCTTCATGATGGAATTCATGTCGGCGTAGCTCTTGCGAATGCTCTTTTCGGTCAGCGCGAAGAAGGCGGACTCTGTTTTGTCAAGTAGACTGAACACATCCACGGTGTCTTCGTAAGCTTCGCGCTGCACTTCTGATCCTATTCGGATTAATTCTCGCTTGATCGATGATTGAACGACTATCCTGGCGTGGTATTCGATGTGGGCTCCGGAATTCACTTTACTGGTGAGCTCCATAATATATTGGATCCCTCCTATGACCTCTAATTCTCCTGTGCTCCTAAGCTTCGAGGTCACCGTAATTATATCAATAGGCTCCGATTCAGCGAAAAGTGACAATATCGCTGTATAAATCCTCACGTGAGCTTCTTTGTAAAAACTTTCCGGACGCAGGATGTCAATTACGTCTGTTAGAGCGTCCTTTTCAATAATGATGGCTCCTAGTACCGCCTCTTCTGTCTCGATAGACTGTGGTGGAAGTTTTCCATAATCCTGACCGTAAGCCCGAGCCGTGTTACTGGATTTAAATTTTGCAGAGTTGCTCATGGCTTCGTAAGTCTTTCAAGTTTACCGGTATCGGTCAGTTTCGAATCAGACTCCACAAGCATGGAAATGAATTCGTTGTAGGCTTTTACCTGGCATTTAATCCGTATCTCGTCATCCGATTTTTTAGGATTCTCATTTAATACCTGGTGATACACCCTCATTTTCTGCTCTTCAGTCATCGAGTAAATCCCCAGGAATTCAAGGTTCTGGTAAAGACCTGAGCAAGCGAATGCTTCGAATTCTGGATCTTCGCGTTTTGAGTCAGCATATCCGTTGGCAATGTCAGATGCGCTTTTCAGTCTTTCTTGGTGAGTCGCCGAAATAGGCTCGTCTTTGATCTGATGGTCCAATTGCCCCTTTTTCTTCAAAGCTGGAACTCTCTTCGTCTCGATGTACTTTTTCATCCACCTGACAAACTCCGATGAGTTAAAGAAAACGCGGCCTTCTGTGAATTCCCCGTCCAATCCCAGGTTCAGGATGTGCAGGACTTCGTTTTGGGTGAGGTTTGGGAATTTCTGAATGTCCCTTTCGATCATCGCCAAGAACGCCATTTCATCCTTCTCGCTTCGTGGCTGCCAACCCATTCTCGAATTCACCGTCATGCTTATCATCTCTGCCAGCCCGATTGTGTCGGTTTCTCGAACTTTGGGATTAATATCTGTCGGAGTGGATAGATGCAATGCGCTCAGCTCTTCGGATGTAAACCTCTCTTCGATAACTGGCGCCAGTGCTGATTGGCTGTTTCTTGTTGATATAATCTGCATTTCAGTGGTAATTTGCCTGTTTTAACTCTCTGAGCGCTGCTCCGGCTTTGGATGTCACGTTGTAAGATTTTTCTATTTTGCCTTGGGCTGGCTGAGACTGTTTTTGGTTTTCGGGCCAATATTTCGCCCATTTCCGAAAATGACTCCTTCCATCTGACTCGCTAGCCGGGGAATGGTGATCTGCTTTTTTTTCCAAAATGAAGTCAAAAACGCACCTTTCGTAATCTGGCCCAGTGATCTGATATTTTCTATCCAAACACTCTCGCATTTCCCGATCTACGATCAACACTTCTCCTAATTCATCAAGCGTCGGGGGAGGCATTCGATTCGGTAGCGAAGCCTTGGTTTGATTTGATTCTGTTTTTTGCTCATCGAGCACTTTTTGCCTGTTTTCTTTTATAAAATCAGGAACATCATCTAAATCAGCCGCCGTAGTCGCCTTTTTTGCATCTACGTTAGTAGATGTTTTTTCTTCCTTTACTTTACTTTCCTTTAGGGGGTTTTTGTCAGCATTAATACCACTTGCCAGTGGGTTTATGTCAGCATTAACTTCATTATTGATAACATAAACATTTTCTTTCGCCGACATTCGCCTTTTAGTGGCTTCGAAATACCGTTTCTGAATACCGTTACTTGTTAGAACCTTATCCGAGTTGAAGAGGGACTTTTCAAAGAATCCCCATAAAACCAAGCGGTTTACAATTTGTTCAAGTAATTCGCCACTCACGCCTGGTAGCCTTTTTAAGAGTTGCATCTTCAACAGATCGTTCCACACAACGAAGTATCCATTCTTGTATACCGCGCATAGCAGCTTTACTGTTGCTATTTCTCCTTTTAGGCCGAATTCGCCACCAATTGCATCTAGTTTCGGATCTTCGAAAAAATCCACGTCAAAAGGAAAGTATTCTAATCCAGCTTTTGCGGGCCTAGCCATTCGACCGCCCTTTCCATGCTAAAAATTCTTCAACTTGCTTGTTTCGCTTCTGCCTGTTGCAGGTTCGGCAAGCAGTGACGATGTTATTTAAATTGTCATCCCCACCTCGGGATACAGGAATAGCGTGATCTCCTTCTAGTAATCCACCGACCTTTCCGCAATAAACACAAGTGAAGTTATCCCGTTTAAATGCCTTATTTTTGATCTCCTTCCACGATGTTGGAGAAGTTTCCGAAAGCCGCTTCCTGAACGAGGTAAACCTACAAAGCCTAATATTTCTGCTTATTCCCTTCTCTGATTCGTCAATGTAGTAAATACCATCATTTCTGTTCTGGAACATCTGCATGTACTTGGCATTTTTAATGAGGCTACCTATCATACAAGCATCCAACCCAGTTTCTAATATCAACTCATCGATGTGAGAATATTCCCATTCCCGATGTTTTGATTTTGCAATCAACTCCATCAACAGGCAGCAGAACGAGTAACCAACACCACTTCCAAACTTAAATCGAAGGACTTTAACTTTTCGGTTGCTACGCATGTCCGAATAGTGTGGGAAGTATATCCCTTTTGCAGATAATGTACGCATAGAATACTAACTAACCATTATGCATATACGCAACCTAAAAATTACCTCCCAACAGCCACCACCGACTCAATAGTAGTCGAGTAAATCCGCTGAACCTTCTCGCCTCGCTCGTATCCGGTGACCCTTCCTCGGTTGCTCATGATCGCTTTTTCTCCGGCATAGGTCAGTTCGATGAACTGGTCGGTAACGTTGTGCAGCCTTCCTCTGAATTCAAGCGATGGCGCGACGTCTTTTCGTGTCTTACTTCCTTTTGTGATTACCTGGACAATTTTTCCGGGAGGGATTTTGATCGAACACATAGAAAATGGGTTAAATGGTAAGCATAAAAAAATATCCCCAAAAGCGGCAGGGGTGGCTAAACCCGTCGTGTGCCGAACGAACACACTAACTGCCCCTTTCAGGGATTGAATATCTCCGTTCGGAAATGTTATCAGGGAGCCACCCGTCAAACTTAAACAAATGTAATTAAAAGTACTTTAAATAAACAATGCTTTTAATTATTTTTTTACAATTTTTATTCGATTTTTTTCAAATTTGCCGGTATTTCAACATCCCCTTCGTTTATATATGGATATACATCCAAAATAGGCGTTAAGGCGACCGATTCGATCGTGTAAGGCATCAGGAAGTTTCTCATGCTTTCGTTGATCCTGTCGAGCGCTTGGCCGGTACTGTCGGCGTTAACGAGCATTTGATTGACGATTCTCTTTTCGTGACCGGATTTCTCATCAACTGAGAAGTAAACAACCTTCGCTTTGAAGAACTGCTCCCCTTCGTCATACATGAACAGGTCCGCCAGGCGCATTCTTGTAATACTGGTGACTGAGAAGTCGCTGGCGCCGGTTACGATTCGTTTATACGCCTGGGCCTCAGCCTCTGTGAAACTGACCGAATCAAAAAGGTACACCTCATTGACTGTCTTTAAAGTTCCCGCTTCATCTTCCTTCTGATAGCGGATCTTCGCTTGGTGCCAAGTGGCCATGGTTTTGATTGTTTAAAAAGTGAAATTGAATTACTTAACGCTGATCATCGTGCGCCTTTCAACCAGCTTGCCATCACTAAAAGTATGGTGCGGGTCGATAATGATGTTCGGTATACCCTTGAAGTACTCCGGCAAATAGCTGGTTTGCCAGTCAATCTGCTCTTTGAAAGACCAGGTGTTCTGCCGCGTTTTCAGAACGTAGGCATGGTTATCTTCAAGCAGGCCTGTCAGGATATGAATTCTGTGTTCATAGGGCAGCGCCATTAACATTTCGTAATATTTGATCGTCAGCTTCCTATGCTGATAAAACACACGCAGTTCCTTTTCTTTTTCGGCCTCTGTGAGATGACGGTATTGTTGCGAGTGGACTACCATCGATGCGCCGGCGAAGGCGATGGAAAGGAATAGCTTTTTCATGGGGTAAGTTGATTTGTTTGGATACTACATCAAATGACCATCAAATAAGAAATACGTGATGAGTGATTGACTGATGGGTTTTTAAGATAAAATTGATGGAATTATCAAATAACCGTCAAATAAGCATTGTGGCTTATGCAGCTTGTTTATCGCTCGTGCGATTATCTTTGCGCTTCTTGATCGTCTCCGGGAGTGGGCTGCCTTTTGCTTTCCCATACGCCTGATTTAGCTTGGCCCATACATTCTCATCCAGGAATTCAAAATGACCAGTTCCTTTTTTATACACCTTGAATCGGAAGAATCCCCACTCATACCATGTATTTGGCTTGAAATAACCGTAACCAGAGGGTGATGGGTACCCGATCGTAAGCCGGTTGTATTTCCCAGTTTTTTCCTCCTCCTTCTCTCTAATGGCAAGCAGTTCTGCTTGAAGATCCTTTGACAAGGATGAGTCTCCGATTGGAGGCATTCTATTATAATCCTTGCCGGTAAGAAAGCAAAGCGCTTTCACCAGGTCAGTAATTTGCGCAAACTTACCTTGGTGGGTATTGATTTTTACCCCATTATTACCCTCCCATGCGTATTGGTACTCACAGATATAAGGCGTTATGAATTTTGTATTCAAAAGATTGCCAGCGTTGGTCTTCCAGCCTTCCAGATTATACTTATTGTCATCAGTATACATTGTAAAATTGTCCACCGCTTCGACAATAGCTCTCTCCATATTTTCGCCTGAGGTTCCGACGATAGTCTCCACCATTCGAAAGATGTTTTTCATGGTGAATGGATAGTTCAATCTGCTTTCCACAAATTCATTAACCTTTGACATAACGCCCCTGGTGAGGTACTTTTCAAGGTCAAATTTTGCAAAAACGATCTTCCAGCATTTCTTCTGCAATGCCCTAGCAAATGTGGCCTTGTCCACTATCTCACCTTTATCATGTCCTCGATCATCTACATCCACGGAGGAAACCTTGTAGTTGAATCCACCATGGGTTCCAAATCCGACAGACTTGCAGATGTTATTCAGCTCATGTCCGACGTCAGCAAATCGATCAAAACAGCGAACTGCTCCGGTGTAGCTATTAACAAGCGCCTGGATCTCATTATACCGGACAACTCCAGATACATCATTCAATTCGGGCATATCATAATAAAATCCTTCAAATGCATCACTCGTTGCCGAAACTGGCTTGAAAAGTCTAATGACTGAAATACTTACATCGGTTGACCGCTCAGCGACCTTATATGCTCCATCGAAATTATCGACGCTTCCATAATTAGCAATCAGAGACTTAAGTTCTTTTCGCTTTTGGCTGTATGGGTTATTGATTGTTTCTGCATTGCATTGGGATACTATCTCGCATCCTTCCGGCGCAATATTCCACGCATGTAAAATATGTTGGTCTGCATTCGAGTAGGGAGGATTTATGAGTATGAGTTGCACGTGGCTTATATCTTCCGATTTTGCATCAAACCAATCTTGACCAATAACGGGATATTTCGTAGAAAGAAGTCGTCGCAATTCGACATCCTTTTCAATCCCTTCTGCTGAATGGGCGCCAGACTGCAATGCATATTTTAGAATGTCGCCTTTGCCGGCCGATGGGTCAAGCACCCTCTTCCCATAGCAATCCACATTCATAGCATCCCAAGCCGCTTTCGAGCAAGGGTAAAATTCTGGATCAAACATCGATCTGATTATTAAAGGTGAAGCACTTCCGCAACCGCGGAGCCACAATAGCGTTCTGGCGGCGCTGAAAACTAAATCGAAATAATTACGTGTATAAACCCGGATTCCGGGGCCAGATGCGAGTGCTTATGTCTGGCGGCATGACTATTCCTAACCCAATCGTTAAATAAAAATAGAATTACCGGATTGATAGGCTACTAAGTCATCGGAAAGCAGTCTGATCCAATCCTCTTTTGAAGCAGTGTTTGATCCAAAAACAGAAGCTTTATTAACATCCAGCCATTCGCATAGTTCCTCTATGGTAGCGAATACGGGAGATTTAGGGCTGCCTTCGCTGGTTGTTTCCCACATCTGAAAACCATCGCCTAATGGCGGCTCAAATGGTTGCCACGACTCGGACATAGCCTTGATATCTTCACTGTGCCATATTTCTCCATCTTCACAATACTCGCATTTGCCATACACCCCTAGATGATTCGCTCGGGTCTTCACGCATATCCACTGGTTAATTCCATCGTGACCCATTCCGCCATTCCTCTGCCAATTGTTAACCATTTCCGAGGTTGGATAAGAAGGCTTTTCGCAATCTATCCTTTGCCCATCAACCCATTTTACCCACACAGAACGCTCTTCGTCATAATACCCATTGAATCCGGAAACGCATCCAATTCTCCCAGACTTCATCAATGCATCAACTTCGATATCTGTAATGTGATTCACCCACGCAAGATCATTGTAGCGCTTGTTTGGAGAAACAAATACCCATTTAACCCTGTCCAATGAATACCATTCGTCGCTCAATCTCTTAGTCTCGGGATTCAACCCAGACCCGCCGCATGATTTACATTCCTGACTGCGATATGGGCATATATACCCCTTCCAAACCTGGCCGATCGGCCACTTGAAGTCCAATGGCACTCGTTTTAAAGTCCTTCCCATGTTTTTTGTTGGTTTTAAAAAGGTAAATCTGACCCATCATCATTACTCTCCATCCCCGCCGGTACCGGATCACTCGCCCGCTGCTGGTTACCCTGAGACGGAGACGCATTCCCCTCCTTCTCCACTTTCCACGCTTTTATTTCGGTATACCAGCGACTGTTATATTCCCGCGACTCCACATCGATATGCGCGGTCACCTTATCGTTCTCACGCAGGCTGCATTCACCGATCTTATCACCCCAAAGCGAGAAGCACACCTTTTTCGGGTACTGGCCGGGAACTTCCAGGATGTACTCCTGCTTGAACCACTTTTCGCCGTTTCGTTTTTCCCCTTCCTGCATTGGCAGGATGCTTATTATTGTTCCTGAGATTGTCATTGGATTTGGTTTATTGAAGCTTATTAATTAGTTGGATGCTAACCTTGCCCGTATTTCAGACAGCGACTGATCAACCAAGAGGAATCCGTCAGAAAAAACAGGAACCAATTCCCCTGATGACTCCATTTCGTACGTACATTGATCGTTCAGGAAAAAATCGCCCTTATCATCTTTGAATACAGCAAGCATACCCTTTGCTGATTTTTTAATCCCACTGTCCGTGATTGGGTCCTTGAATATTTCCCGGGCGACCGGCTCAGATGATCCATCTTCCAGAACCTCACAGTAGGTGGACTTCACCGCAAATCCAATAGAATCCCTGGTGTTGTAGTTGAAGGTGTAGCTTCCTACCCCGAAAACAATGTTGGTTGATGCGAATCCCTTTTGAGAAAGTCGTTCACATATCGTGTCGGCCCGTTTCAGATCAATGCTATCCCCGTAAATTGCTCCTATGTGAGGATCGAGAACTTTATATCCTTGATCATTTACAGTTCCGCCGAAGACATCCCATAGAAGATCAATAACTCCCTCTTGCCTTGGTGTGCTATCCGAGTCAGTTGCGAACATCGTTCCGCAAATTATATCAACCGGATCCCCTGAGTCTGGTCTGATTACAAGCTTACCATCTCGGGCTAATATTTCCTCTTTCAACTCAACCATAAATTCGGTGCAAACTTTCCATAGGTCGAAGCTGTCGCTAACAACGGATAATATGCCGGAGGGAAAAAGCGAGAGCAACCTTCTGAAAGCATCAATTTCCTCCTCCTTACCATAGGATGTCATTACAGAATGTTCTGACGCCGGCACGCTGCTGCCAACCAACTCCTTTTCGATATTTGCATTGTAATACTCTTCCAGCATCAGGACTGCCGGGATGGTGTCGGTTCCGGTGAACGAAAGAAGCCAACCAGCCTGATTAAATGAAGACTCAACACTACTCCTGCCACGCATTGAAAAGTCATGCCCCTGCCACTGTACAAATTCTTTTGAACCTGTGGTTTTAATGGCCCACTGATCAAGCAAGGACCGGTATTGATACCCGATGGTGGCATTAACGCACAGGTCCCAAATAACGGTTGACATCTGCGTTTCCAGGAAGTTCACCAGCCATGCATGATCCGGATGCGTATTTACAATAGTGTAAAAAGGAACTTTCTCTTTGACTTTAGACCCCTCGGGCAAGGCCTTTATTGAAATTGGCAAATAGCCGAGCGCGTGCAACTTCTCAATGTGGGTTGTCTCGATATCGACAAAGCTGAAATGCTTGTGAAACCTTCGGTATTCAGATAGGATCGGCTCAATATCCTTGTCGAAGAACAGTTCGTTCCACTGATTAATAAGATATTCCTTGATATAATACTGCAACCCGAAAAATACAGCACTGTCGGTATTCATGTGCTTGAAGCTGCGCGGAGTCCCGTTTGAATACAGCTTAACCATTCCCTTCGGGTACATTTTCTGGTGAAATTGTTTGTAACTGTCGGAGAGTAAAATTGGCAATACTTTCATTTTTGTCTGTGGTCTAAATTGTGAAAATCAACTACTCCTGAGGCTACCTTTACTAAATCGATGTGCGGATTATTGATCAGCTTGCCCATATACCTAAATTTTTCACACAATTCGTGAAATTCAGCCTTTTCAACAGCCATGAAGGCGGTTCGAACGATTTCATTGGCGGTCATGTGTTTAGATAGGAACCATTTCCTGCAATACTGCCTTTCAACTTTGCCGGTCACGGTGCATTCGTCATCGAACTGTATTTGCAATGTGAAGCAGTCTTCTCTTTCGTCGACAATGAACATCCAGTCTTTGTACTGAATATTCATCAAAATCCCGTTAATCGATTTTTTGGTCTGCATTTCGAGTGTATTTTACATAGTTAACCAGCGCAATCAGGGTGTTGTACACCTCAATCAACCCGGCGCGATCGTCCAACAAAGCGTTGAAGTAAATTTTACCGCTTGACGAAGTGAAGAATGCCGGATTAACATTAATTCCATCCAGCGGGATGTTTCGGTCCTCGCAATACGATTTGATCAATTCAACATCCTCGCTGGCCGTGAAGCAAATGCATTGACAGCCGATGGATTTTAAATCTCTCAGTAATTCGATTACCATCGTGTAGGAGTGGCCCTGACCGTGAAAATCAAAAACGGTGTTGTCGAAATCGAAGGCAATTACAAGCGATCCATATTGGTCGAACTCATTCCTAAGCCTGACGAAATTAGAATTTGGGGCTAGATACTGATCCATTATTCGTGGGGGAATACGGTTAAATTGAACAGATCGTAGGAGTCATACTTGCTGTCGGTAGTGAACACATGGGTAAACTCTGACAAATGAGGGTTGGGATTTGGTACTGTCATGTGAGAAACAGCCAGGTAAAGCTCTCCAACATTTCTGTCAGCCAATAATGATCGTAGGCCAATGAACGTCCCGCCATACACACACAAGTCGTCGATAATCAGAATAGATTTTCCTTGAAAGTCCGACCGATCGATTTGTTGAACGAGCGAGGATTTGCCATTGGCCCATTTCCTTGACTTGTTCGCCGAATAAACCTCCCCCTCCCACTTCATTTTATCAGCCAGCTTCATCAATGGCTTAAATCCTCCCGCGTCGGTTGAGAAAAGAATCAGCTCGTCCTGGTCCTTGCCAATGTCAGCCAGCACTTTTTGAATAAATCTCCGATTATCCCGAATCACACAATTATCGATAAGATTCTCGACCACCTCTGGATTGTGAGGATGGAATACGGTCACCGAAACAAATTCAAGTTCGTTGATGAAGTCGCAAACCAGCTTTAAATTGGACGACTCATTCGAATTGAACCTCCTATCTGCCTGAGCGTCGAGCAAGCACGGAATGGATAGATGACATTGAAGCCCTTGATGATCCATGGCGTCTTTCAGTTGCTTGATGAACCATAGGTCGTTATAGCTGTTGATCCGCTCGGTGATTACCATTGGCTCGCCGTAATCGATAATTTTTGCGTAAAACGACCCGTCTGGGTACAAAATCTTTTCGTATTTCATGGTTGATTTTTTTGAAGATTTTTCATTCCCTCATCCGGGGCCGGAAGTATGTCCGGGCATGACTATAAACCCTTAACCATCTACTTCAATGCTTATTTTTTTAAGTTGAAACCCCATTTTGGTAGCCATTCCGCCAGATAGCGAGTCGATATCTTCAATGGTAATCGCGTCGGTGAACACGAACGGCCTTGCTTTGTTTTCGATGATTTTCCAACCTTTCGGCTCGAATATTACGAATCCCCATATTGGAGTTGAGTCGGCGTCGTGTTTGATTAGGGCTTGCATTGTTATTTCAGCAGGAACCTTCTCGATCCGGGAGTTGAAACCAGGAATTTCGAGTACAAGTCAGGGTGCTCCTTTTCAAATGACTTCGCGTCAAATTTCTCACTTCCTTTTGCCGATTTCCACGTCGCCAGCGTTTGACCGGAATAAACCAGAGCTTCTGCGTCCATCATGTACATTTTCGTCTGTTCTTCGATGGAATCCTTTTGCGCTTCAAGATCCTTGATCTGGTCTTTGACGTCACGGAGCTGCGTAAGCGAGTAAACCAACCCTTCTGGCGCCTCGACGGATTTTCCGTTAAAGTGACTTGCGTATTTGATCAAAACATCCTCGGACGTAGTTAATGAGGGCTCAACCATTCCCTGCACATTGACGAACCAAAACTTTTCTGCTTCGTCAATGATCCATTCGAAGAAATCAGGAACGAAACGGATGTCTTTGTACCCAAATTCTCTGCCTGCTTGAAGCCAGGCAATTGAGCCCTGTTCCTTCTGCATGACGCCCAATTGATATTGAATTTGGCAAAACCACGTTTGCGGCAGGTCTTCCGGATCCACAACCATTTGTGTTGTTTTACATTCAAGGACGCCTTTATTGTCGTCATTTCTCGACATTCCTGGAATCCAGAAGGTGCGGTCTGGTGAAACCCTGAGGAAATCCTTTTCGGGATGCACGTATATCAAATCCGATGCGGAAGACTTGATAACCTGACGGCCCGTTTCGTCCTGCCAGAACAAAGTGACTGCATCTTCGAGATAGTGACCGGCTCGCATCGCGAACGATTCTGTTTTGGGAGGAGCCTGCCCGGTTTTGCGTAGCCAAAGCTGGTACGGCGTTTCCCATTTGTTCAAACCGAGTAGTGTAGCAATTTCAGAGCTGCCAATACCATGGCGAAGTGAAAGCCATTCCTCCCGGCTTTTTGGGGTCAATTTAACCGGCTTGGCGGTTGCTGCGAATGTTGTTGACATGGTTGTTTTAGATTTAAATCATGAATTAGGTCGGACCGCCTAGCGTCCGCGTCGCAACACTCGGCATCTCCCGGCTACGGGCTTTTCACTGTTGCAATCATATTCCCTAATTCAATCTCTTATTTAGAATTTGAAGTCACTTCTCCTGTGTCGGTGTCAACTACATCAGACTTCATGTCATCGAGTTTGTCAGCAGTCGTAACAGATCCTTGGCCAGATACAGAATTGGCTTTACTCATGGCATCTTGCGTCTTGTTCTTTATCTCATCAGCTTTCTTTTTGGCCTCGTCCGCTATTTTGTCGGAGTCGGCTACATTCTTTTTGAAAGTCTCAGCTACTGATGTTGTGCCCTCTTTTATGGCGTTGGCAAGGCTTCTCAGATAAAAAACATTCTCTTTATTAATGCTGGAAATTTTATCAATCTCCAAGTGTTCAACAATCTGCTGCTCGTTAACTCCGATCTTGGCAAAGTGAGCAACGATCTTTTGTCTTGTTTCCTCCAAGTCAATCGATTGGCCTAATGCAACCTGCTTGATGTTGTTGATCACTTTTTTGGTAACCGCCTTAGGTATCACCTTGAAAACTGCGTTTCGGAAAGCTATTGCCGCAGCCGCGTTCCCTGTAACTACCTGCATGTCATCACTGAATGTCTGACCTTGCTTGTTTGTTATTCTGCGCTTTACCTCAACTGACGTAGCGAAGTTAGTTTCAAGATCATGGCAAGTGCCCTGAGCCGTTATGGTCTTTCCATCGTTTCCAATTATACGAGTCTGAACGCGAATGTTGCCCCAGGCTCCGGCGAATATTTCCGCCATACGAACGGATAGTCCCTCGATTACCGAAGAATCATCCCCCTTCCCGCGGCGAAGAGCGTAAAAGCAATCCTCTGCGGTTTCTTCGTCCATTGTGGCATACTGCTCAATGGTTTTCAGGACATTGGTGATATTCCTTGGATACTGCTTCGCCGTGGCAATTTGGATATCGACTTCAGATCGATTCAAAGCGCTCAAAACCTCTGTTTGATTAATTGTGATTACGTCCATTTTGATTGAATTTAACTGTTTTTAATTATTACGATTTAGTATATACGCACTAGTCTTTTTTCAACTTTTCAAGCAGAAATCCAGCAATCACAGCACATCCAATGCATACCACCATGGTAGCGGTGAAGTTGATGTAAGTGAAATGCTTGTAGTAGTACACGGTGGACCTTCCGAGTGCTTCGGTCAGGCAAACAGAGGTTGACATGATATTTTTTGTGGTTTCGGGTTACCGGTTCAGATACCGGTTGATGTATTTGGGAGCCAGCAGGGCAAAGACGACAAGCAGCATTGGGATAAGGTATCCTACACTATCTGTCCACATGGTCGGGTTGGATGCAACCCAGGAAATTACTTTCCCTGCGCACTCTTGGAACATCACGGCAAGCGTGAGGATTACGAATAGTGATATCTTTCCCATCTTTTCCAATTAGTTCTTGTGAGTCTTTTAAAAATCAAACTGGCAGCGTAAGGAATCAGCACGATTGTGAATATGGCTGATAGTAGGTAGACGATGATCCGTTTAAGAATCTTAATGAATGAGCAAATAGAAGTGTTCATGACAATTATTGTTATGTGTATGTTTTACGTTTTACGCGGTATTTTTCTAGAAATTCGTCCAGGTCCTCCCGGCGATATATGATTTTGCCACCGTGTTGCGAGAAAGTTATCTTCCCCTCATCTTTGAACGTGTAAAGCCTTTTGGTTGAATACCCAAGGTATTTGGCCGCCTGCTGATGTGTCATATTCTGAGCCTCCGTTTTTCCTTTCCGGAACTTGCTGAATTCAGACTTCAAGTCTCTCACAAGTCCGGTTAACTCCTTCCATGCAGATTCTTCAATCACGATCATCGTTCCCATGAGCAAGTCAGGTTTATTTTGAAAGATAATTTTCGATTTCGTCGACTAGCTTGCACAGGTCCTCATAGATCAGGAATCGCTCACCGTGTTCACTGTAATGCGGGTTGAATTCCAGGCTAGCGCGGAACATTTCGGACAAGTGATCTTTGATGTCTTGGGCGCAGCCTGATTGCTCCATTAGGCTTTCCATTGCTGCCCGAACTTTGGACATCGATTTTGGTGGGGTTGCTGGCATGTTATCGGGATGAAATAAATTTGTTTATGAAATGAATTTGACCAATCCCAGTCACTCGCGGAGTTTTAGCTATATTAACTTTACCATTGGAGTGAGTAATGGCGGTTTCTTTAATTTCGAATAACTTCATATCCATAGCCCGCTGAGTCGGCATATTAAAGTCGGTAGCGGACCTCTTAATCAAATACCCATTTGACCTCATCCATTCGAATAATCTGTTTTGGCCAATATTGACACCTTTTTGCTTCAATATCTTGGCTACCTCTCCAATCAGTAGGCTGTTATCTGAAACCGATACCGCATCGGCAAAAATTACTTTCGGCTTATCCGACTCAATTTGTTGATTGGCCTCGGTTAACCGAAGTAACGCTTGTTCTTTTTCTTCCTCTGCCTGGACTACCATCAGCGCGAGATCCTTCCTTGACAATTCACCAGAAGTTTTCTGATAAGACCCCTTTCTTCTGATACTCGGAAGAACCTCTTCCATAACCCATCTTTCAAATGGCTCAGCCTCGGGCTTGTTCGATTTCATTACAAGCCGATACATATTGGGCTCACTCAGGAAGGTCGCCTCTTGGTTGCGTCCCATGGAATCTATGATGTAACGTTTCGTTACGCCATCCAACTTGCAATGGTCCGATACCGCCTTTCTTCCGTTTTGATACCCGAGTATCCGGCAAACATCCGAAGCAAGGAAAAGGACTGAATTTGACTCCTCCACTAGGGTTCTCATCTCTTGGCCATTGAATTTAAATTGCTCTATTTCCATTTGATTTCAAGGATTTAACTGGCTCTAAGCGATTTGAAGTTTTGCTTTTTGAATCATTCTCTTTTCAACCCGACGAATCACCGGATATATGTACCTCCAATGGCGGTATCCGTACTTCAAGGCGAGCTGATTTTTGATTTCAGTCTGCATGGACCCCGATAACTGGCTCATTGCGATGTAATCACGGTAAATGTTGGCATCTACCGCCTCTTTCTCTTTGCGCTTTTGTGTTTTTACTGGTGCTTCCATGTTTTTCATCACTAAAAGAGAGCCTGTCATCATTAAAAATTGGACTTTGGTAATATTAACTGAACAACATTGCGTCACTTTTAGGAAACTTTGTAAAGCTCTTTATATTTGTATGCGCTACATTCTCCAATTATGTATACAAATATAAAGCATCAACTTTATATAAAGCAAATAATAAAGATAAAACTTTACAAATTATTTTATAAATGCCCGATTTTGGCGAAAAAATACGGTTTTTACTTTCGGAGAAAGGGATATCACAGGCTGAGCTAGCCAGGCGACTTGATACGTCTCCGCAAAACGTGACATCTCTTTTAAAACAAAAGAAGCCGCAAGTTGATACGATACAGAAGGTGGCAACCGCTATTGGCGTTGAATTTTATGAACTAGTAGCTCAGCAGGAAGAAATGGGATCGTTACTTCATAGAGGAGGAGGGAGATTGCCTGATCGATCAAAGGAAATGATCCCTTTCTGGGACGTAGATTTTTTCAAGCCGGGATCAACCTTTGAGTCGACGCTAAAAAAAGCGGAGCCCAGCTATTACCTGGATGCCCCAGACTTTACAGGTTGCCTTGCGTTCCGGGCACACACTGACGCAATGGACGGATTGATCAAGCCGGGTTCGATCATATTTACCACAAAAGTAGATGAGTGGACCAGCCACTTAGAATTTGGACAGGTTTATCTGATCGTCTGCCGGGATGGCAGGAAATACCTCAGATATGTGAAGCGGCACCGAGAGAACAACAAGGATATGTTTTTACTGGAAAGTGCCAATAAGTTTTATGATGAATTCGAATTGCCTAAGGCTGCGATTGATAGCGTTTGGCTCATACATGGGCACCTTAGCAAACGAATATGAGGGCGCCACAAGGAAGTTCCGGGATTCGCTTATTTATAATTTCATTCATAGTCGCATCGGCGCTTTGGTCCTGCGATGCGATGGACTCCAAAAGCGATATTAGCGAAGAGGCTTGCGGGCAATGGATTGTGTACTGCAAAAGAAATCCCGGTCAGGTTCCAGACGGAGACCCGGACGAAATGCGGTTTATCGCTGACAGTATCGAAGAACTGGGTAAAAGGAGTGCTGTGCTATGGATCGATGGCAAGCGTCTGGAACTACACTTTGACGAAGTCGAATTGGAGAAATCAAAATGCCGATAAAAATTATCAAAATAAAATTTCAACCATGAAAACACTCCTAACGATCTTACTTATCTGCTATGTCTCGATTGAGGCGTCAGCACAAAGCCCGGATCTTCCCAAATCAGCGGAAGGGAAAGTCGCTTTTGAAACGGTCATCGACTCCCCGTTGAAAAAAGAGGCATTATATAAGAACGCCCAGACGTGGATAGCAAAGACTTTTGGTGACTACAAGTCGGTGATCCAATTTGAAGACAAGGAGGCCGGTAGGCTCATATTAAAAGGAAACTCTGACCTGATTACACTTTACCACCCAAAATTCAGGTATGTGATTACTATCGATGTTAAAGATGCCAAATATAGGTCCGTACTCACCGACTTAGAGCTGGGATTTGGATTCCGTGGCGAATCGATATCCTATCACCCATATGACCAAATGAAAAGCGACAATCAGGTGATGGCCGATTACGATGGGAAGATATCAGCTTTGAAGACTGAGCAAGCCGCTTCTAAAAAGGGACAGGCGAAAGTTTTACAAAGAAAAATTGATCAAGAGGAAAAAGATAAGAAGGACTACGAGATCAGAGCGAGTGACCAGCGGGCCCAAATCAACGATACCGTCGTGGCGCTATTCGCATCGTTAAAAACATCCATGAACAAAAAAGATGATTTCTGATGGATAATTCAAATCCTCAAAAACTTAAAAAGGGAAAAACCACACAGCAACCAATGGAAGCAATACTACAAAAACGGCCAGTAGGCAGACCCAAGAAGCCGGTAGAGCTTCTGCCCGACGGCACCCCGAAGCCAAAGGAGAAATCAGTTTACAAGCCGAAGACAAAGCGGAAAGCAATCGCGACGGTGAAGCATCGCGAGACATCGGAAGCTTTAAATATTCATGCTCGATTCTTCAAGGCCATATACTTGCTGATTAAGTCAGAAAATCTCACCAGTAAATATGCTTTCTGTAAAATTTATGGGATTAACCAGGGGAATTTTGCTCGTTTGGAGGCAGAGCCCGAATCTCATACGCTGCCAGCAATCTACCTGCATTACCTGGTTAGCGACTACAATATTTCTCCAAACTGGCTCATTACGGGCCGGGGCGGCATGTTCTTGTCTTCTAAGGAAATGTAAATGTTTCAGTATCGTTTCAGCAGAAAATTAAAAAATCGTCATTACAAGTTGATAAACAACAAGTTATGGCGATTACGAAGTAGGACGTAGCGTTCTATGGTTATTTCCATTGATTTCTAATGACAATTGTACATTGATGGAACAATCACCGATTTAAAGCAGTAGATTACCATTGAAAGTGGAACACACTGGCGACCAAAGGATAAAAAAGTTTCAGCAATTTTTTCAGCAAAACGAATGCCGTCTTATAACACAGAGCTCAGCCAGCGGGCCAATAAACACGGTTTTTATGTGGTTTACATTCGGATCACGGAGAATCGTAAGATGAAAAGGATTGCCACTGATGTGATGATCCCGAAAGAGCACTATAACCCGAAAGCGAAATATGGAAGGTGGGTCCGCGCTTCTAATATGGAGCATGCGAAGCTAAACCGGATCATCGAGGAATCGATCGAGAAAATTCAGAGGCAGGTTGCGATACAAGTGGCAGGAGGTGGAGAGGTATTGAAAGGAAAGTTCGATTCAAATGGAGAGATCGGCGGGATTACCGTAAAAACTCACTTTGAAAATACATTGGAGGCAATGAAGGTCGAAAAGTCCTTCATTTATTATAAAGGAGCAAAATCGATGTTCACCAGATTTCAGGAGTTCGTCGGCGAAGACACCAGACTTGCCGACATTACGCCCGATCACGTGCAGCGGTTTAAAATCCATTTGATCGGGACCCAGATTAAAAATGTGACGATCAACAATATCATGAAGCGGATCCATAACACATTCATCCCGGCTATGCGGATGAACCTGATCGACAAGGACCCGTTCCGCTCACATGATACATTGACAGAGGTGGCTGAATCGAAACAGCGCCTAACTGACGATCAGATCGAAGCTATGGAAAATCTGACGATTAACACTGACAATCCAAAGAACTGGCTGTTCCATACCCGGAACATGTACCTTTTTTCCTATTACAATGCAGGGATCAGGGTAGCGGACTTAATGCAGCTCAGGCACAATAACGTTACAGCTGACGGGCGCCTGGAATATGAAATGGATAAGACCGGCCATAAAAAAAGCATCAAGCTCAATAAAGCCGCGGTGGCGATACTTGCATATTATCAAAACCCACTTGCTAAGAAAACGGATTACATCTTCCCCGTCCTGGATAATGAAGCTCCTTATGCAGCCTATATTACCTATTCACAAAAGAAGGCCATGAGCTTTGATATGAAAGAAGCTTTGTCCTTGGCAACGAGCAGCAAAACATCGCAGATAAATAACAACCTGAAAACGATTTCGAAATTGATCAAGCTCGATAAGTCGATCACCTTCCACACAGCCAGACACTCATTTGCTGACAAAGCCCGCCGATCGATGAAAGGCTCTCAGAAGATCACGCTGTTCGATATAAAAAATGCGCTCGGGCATAAATCCATTGTCACGACTGAGCGGTATATGAACGAGCTGGACAAAGAATCTCTTGACGAGGCTATGGATGATATTTTCGGTTAATAATCATTATTGTACATCCCCTTGATTAGCCAGTGGCCGTTGAAATAAACAATCGTACAAACCACTCCCCCGCCGACCTCAACTGTTGCACGGCCTCTGATGATATTTACCAGATATATTGACCGGTCATCATTTTCACTGAGTATTGTGATTTCCTTTCCATCTCCCAGCGCTATTGTTGGACTCAGAAACCCGAGACCTACAACACCGCCGGTTGCATTAATCCTTACAGCGTCGTAAATGCTCGGATCAATACCTCGTGTGATCGTGGTGCTGATTGTCTCCACATAGGTAGACCGGCCATTGATCAACCCTTCCGAAAGCATAGACTTTCCTTTCCCAGCGTATAGAGCGAAGTTATGGAATCCTAGTGGCGCCCCGTCTGCTTCGAATACCGCGCCGTAATTACTACCGAATCCGGTATCTTCCGTTGCTTTGAAGCTTGCCGCCCCTTTACCTCCAAATATAGCAGGGAAGACATTGGCGCCGATCATCGCTTCGGTTCTTTTGGAAGCGTTTGAGGAACTGGCAATAATATATCCGTTGCCGTCTTGGTTGGTAAGGCCGTTTGAATCTATTTCCCAGCCACCAATCCTTGCACTTACGGTGGTGAACTTACCGTTCATGTCAATTCTAGTCGGAGCATTCGCTCGATTTGAATAATTTGTCCCGAACCAAGCAACGATTAATCCGTCGCCGGCCGAATTTATCCCGCAGATTCCGGCGACACCTTGATTGGATGAATTGAAAAGTTCTATTGATTTTCGAAGTTCCAAAACTCCCGACCTTCTAGCTCTAAAAGGGGCGAATTCAGCATTTTCAACGGAAGCGCCGAGACCAAGCAGGATTTCATTATCATCCGTACCGCCGCCCCTGATAAATGCCTTGATCGTTCCGTCTGCATTCGCCAGGTACAAAGCGCCGGTAACGGCCATCCCGCCATTAATGGCAGTGACGGTGTTGTCGTAGATCCTAGCCAATTCCCAGTCGAGCGGATTAAATGAACCGGTCAGTCGCTGCGTCTTGCAGACCATCCAGCCGGTACTTTTATTCCATGCATCGCCTACATCGTATGGCGTTGTTGGCTGCACCATAAATATGCGCCGTTTCCCATCCGCGGTATCCTTCGCCTGACTGGCCAGCAACAAAGCCTGCGTGATCCGGTCATCGGTTACCTCCTGCCATGAGAACACTCCGCTATCCTGCCGGAACCGGTATGATTTCTTGGAAACATTGTCAAAATAATTATCCCCGACGTGGGCCATTTTCAATTCGAGCGTATTCCACTGGATTGCCGGTTCATTTGTCAATGTAGGCGCGCCATTCAAAAACCAGCTTTCAACCTGGCCGTCGGTCTGCTCTGAGACGTCTTGAATAAGGCCTTTGAGTTCCGTTTCCAGATCAGAGATGTCCTTATTCACACCATTGGCAGCCCGGAACTTAATGTTGCCGTAAATCTCACCCGTATTAAGGTTGAATCCGGTAGATCCGTCAGCAGATTGGATAGTGCCAGTGGTGATCCATTCCCCAGCAATTAAAGTAAACCCATAGGTAAGGCTGAACCGCCTGGTTTGGGTATCCGCATCTACCGAATTGAGTATACCGAGAAGGAAATGATAAAAACTTGCGTCCTCTTTCGTTTTTATCTTACTGGTTGAGAAGACAATCGAAGCATCCGACCCTGTTCTATTGCACCGAGCATAGACATACCTAAACCCATCATCAGCAATACCGACTCCGGTTGCATTGAAATTCCACGTACGAATTGTTGGCTCAACGGTGAGGTGGACGATTTGTCCGGCAGAAACGGCGACTACATTCTTCTGTCCCTGAAAATTAGCCTGAAAAGTCGCGCCAATCACTTGTAATTGACCACTGTCGGTACCAATCAGCGCGATTGCTGTTTCAAGCGTTTCGGCCCTGATCTTGCCATCTTTCAAGTAGCCATCCTGATCGAAATAAATATTGGTCAGTTCCTGCGCTGATCTCCAAGATTGCCGCTGCGTTACCGGGTTCATGAGGTTATTCAGAACGACGATGTTATTCAGCTGCTTGATATCGGATAAAATCCTCACCCGCAAATCAATCTGATACGTATCAGCCACTTCCAGCGAATAAACGAACGGGTCGAGCACATTCCGGGTGAACTTAATAATCCTAGACGCGTTATCGATTCCGAGGTCAGTATCTTTGATCTGCACATAATCCCCGAGCGAAAAGAAGTTCGGTATCGATCCAGCGGGCGCCTTGTCTTTCAAATACTCCCTTTCCAGTGACAACCCGTATGCCACCATCGGGGCTTTGTTGGCATCCAGATAAATCTGGGCTTGTGTCGCTAGATCAGCCTCTGCCTCATCAATGTATACCTGAGGCATTACGATATCGATGATCACATACTTATCACCCATTTTGATTGTAAAGGGCTCAATGCTTGGTATTTTCAGACCTTTGGCGTCTGTGATCGGAATAATGGTGAATGAATTCTCTTCGTGGATATATCCACCATCGATGATCTCGAATTCATATCCCGCCAGATCGCCGGTATTGAAATGAATCTTTGCAGATTTGCCAGCAACTAGGTATTTGGTATTTTCGCCTTCTTTTTCGTTCAGATTAAAGTTCATGGTCAAATCCACGAACTTTAAAGGATTGTCGACAATTATGCCAGTTACGATACCTTCCCTGTGCGGTTTGATATCTTCGAAAATCTTCACACCCTCAATGAGCCCAAACGCCGCGATCGATCCGGCATCTTCAATATAATCCTGCCCGGAATTCGGATCACCTATACGAAGTCTGCTTGAATAATTGCGGTAACCTACTTTCAGGTTTTCGGTCGATCCTTCTGGGTAAAGCCTGTTGACAATGGTTGTTTCTCCTACCGGCCTCCGGGTCAGCGTGTAAAGCCCTTTGCCTTTTCCATACTGGTATGTTTCAAGCAAAACCTGCCCAACCTTTTTGACCGTAATTATACTAACATCGCCCGATTGGGTGATTTCGAATTCAACTTCGAATTCCTTACAAATCGTGAGTTGCAGCGCTTGCAGGCAGTTGACATTGGAGAATGTAAGCGTCTTGGTGTCCGAAGCCTGCACGTCCCCTTTTACCCACTTACCACTCCCGAATGTGCGGTTACAGTTGTAAATCAGTACATCGATGAAGGTTTCAATGTTGCCTGTAAGCGAAAAGTCCGATCCTGTATAGAGCCCGCTTGCATCCGTGTTAAAATACCGGCAGCTCATCAGCGCATATTGAGGGCCTTCGAAACGGCACTTATATAAGAATTCCCGGGTGGATGATTTTTGCTCTTCCGGAAGGACGTTTAATGTGTAGTACTTTCCATACACGAAGATTCTCATACCAATCAGCATTTCAAGATGCTCGGTCGATTCGAAATCCACGTCCACCACATCCTGCCCTAACAGATCGCAGGACTGAACAGCCCGGGTGATATCAGTGAGCGGATAAAGCCGTTTAAGTGGGTATTGCGATCCATCTGGATTCAGGATTACAAGCTGTTCCATACGACGACCGCGTTTTGGCTGAAATTGGTAATCTCTTCAATGACGCCGGTGATGATTGGGTAGTAGGTTCCGGGCTCGGCGTATTCATGAGTCACGGTAACGTTGGTGCCGAAGACGTTCTTGGCTATTTCTCCGTCGCCCCAGTAGATATTTAATACATATGGGCAAGTCAGAGTGATTGACATATCCGGCGTTGATTCATCCACCTTGATATATCTCAGGACGCGCTTGACGGGTTCAAGCTCTTCCATTTTGAGGGTAAAGGAGCAAAACGCCTTACCTGGCCTCCATTTATTTGTAAATTCGATCCCACCAATAAGACATACCTCGTAGACAAAGGGCTTTGTGCCTATTTCAACCATTAGCCTTTGCGTTCCATTCTTACGGAAAAGAGCCCGGATAGCCATGATGTTTTCGATCATTGCATCTTGACCAACAGACGAAAACCAGCAATCCATCTCAATATTGCGAGTATCGTACCGCCTATCTTCCAAGTCTTGCTGTCGGCCATGGTGATCTTTCCACGCGTAAGAATTGCTTTCCTTCGGCGACAACTCGTCGATTATCCCTTTCGGATTTGGGCCGACTCTTATCCCAAGAGATTTCAGGTCAACCCCATTGATGGAGAATTTCACAGTGAGTGTAGAGTTTGAAATTATTGGGATGAAGTCACTTTCGCCATAAACGACGTCGGTGAGTATCTTGAAGTTATCGATGTAGCAGTGTCCGGCCCCGGGGTGTCCATTATCAACCAGTATGCACATGCCTGTTGGCGCACCCCATCCTCCCGGGGAGTCGGCAAATGCTGCCTGTCTGGAATTGATGTAGACCCTTACACTTCCTGCCTCATGTGTGATGCCTATGTGCGTCCAGACATTAATAGTTGCATTGGTATCGAGGACAAGGTATTGATCGTCACCGGCGAACTTGAAGACTACACTGCATAGGCCTGTTCCGCCTATCTGCTGCTCCCCCATCGCCCACAACATCATGGTGTAGGTGTCTGATAGGTCTAATACAGGTGGAATGATTTCGGCGAAACCGTCGGATGGGAAGTAAACGCAGTTACCCTCGCGCCCTTCTACGAATCTCGCTCCTGTCAGTGCTGCATGATGCGCACCCGGGGAGTAATCGTAGGCAATCTCAGAAAGATCAGCCTCATCGAAGGGTAGAAATAGGGCTTCTGCCATGAATTAAGTGTGTGTATTAATAATGCAATGCTTACTCTGATACAATATTAATCAATACCAAACAAACATGCACTAAAAACATACAAAATGGCTGTTTTTGAATGATATAGGCTGACTTTAAAGAATGTTTGAAAATAAATAATATTTTTCTTGCATTGCAATATGAAACTATTTTATATTTGTCTCACTATTGCATGGTGTAGTTGTTGTGAGAGGCAGCCATACCATTCTCCGGGATGGAAATTCCACCGAGCCCAAACTGACTCTCACGCGGTTTGGGCTTCTTCTTTTGTAATGACATGAAAGCACTTGTACGACATTTGGTGAATAATAACCTCGATGAAATCGCATCAAAGTCGTTCATGAATTGCCATTCCCCTGGATTGCATAGTATTATGCTGATGGAGCAGCCAGAGAAAACTATACGTCTCTATGTTACCTCAGAAGATCACGTGCTATGGAATAATACATGGGATGTGATCAAGAATGGCGGCATGACCATCGGCTTCCATGCGCACCATTGCAACCTAACTCTGGATGTCGTAAAGGGATTGATCAGTAATACAGTTATATCGCCTACCGAAGACGGGGATTGCGTTTTAGATAGGTATCACTATTCAAGCAAAATAAGAAATGGGGCTGGCGGTTTTGAAAAGCATGGGGTGGATACATTTTCGCTTGTTAGCGATGATTTCCTTCATAAGGGAGACAGTGTAACGTTAGAAGCTTCTGACATACACACCGTATGGGCCTCTGCTGGTATCGTAAATGCGTGGTTTGTATATGAAGGCTTAGAGGATCCGGGATACCTCCCATTTTGCTGGTCTTCCGCCAACTTATCAGACATCGAACTCTCTGGTTTATATCAAAAAATGAGCCCAAATCAAGTAGTGATAACGCTAAAATCAGCAGGTTTACTTTAAACACCTCTACCATGCTCTACACCATCGAACTACTCCGCGACAAAGCCGACCCGATCCCCTTCCATCGCGACTTCGAAACCGACCCAACAATGAAGGAGGTTTTAGAAATTGCGAAAAACTTTGCACTTCCGTCGGACGATTGGAACGGGAAAGTTGATTACTACCCGACCGTGAAATGCAAGAGCGTTCGCGGTGTTCAACTATTCGAAATGCACGAACTGGTTGATTTCGGGAATTACCTGCTGTCAAAGCATCGGGAGGAGATATTGGTCAATAGTGGGAATGCGAACGAGGTCACGCTGGCCGATATTACTAATTGGAAGGAAAGAAAAATACAACATTCGGAGGCGCCTTAGTGTAGCGGGGCGATGTCTTGCTCCTATAATGTGTGAATAAGCTACCATTGTCCCTCCTAAAGATCGGAAGTCTTACAGCGGTAATGGTGGTGGAGTAGAGGAAAGGCTTAAAATATCTCATCTATTCACGTAAAGACTGGCAGCCGGAAAGACGGCAAAATGGGTCCGACAGGCATAGATTGGCGTTACGGTCACTAACTAACATGCAGTGGAATTGCGCTATACCACTTAAAAATGTGCGCATAAAAACAAATGGCAACAGCAATAGCAGCAAGGAGGTCAAAGTGATTGCCCTTGCATCTCGCGACGTAATCGTCTGGGGAGTAGCAGCCTAGAAAGTACAGTTTCCTTATTCTGTCAAAATGAGGTGGTGGAGTTGGTGCGATTTCGGTCACACCCCAAAGTTGTAGGTCTTCAAAACCTTCATCACAAGCATGTGAAATTAGTTTTTGATTGAGCGAACAAGACCGGGTTTCGATTACCCGCGGATCCACAACAAAAGTATCAGGCGGTCTACTTGGACAGCACAAAAAGGAATAATGATGCCAACACACCCTTCTGAAAGTATTTTAAAAGAACGACTACTGAGCGGCATTTCTCAGTCAGCGAGTGGTTGCTGGGAATGGGGTAAAGCGAAAAGGAGCGGATACGGAGCAATCAAAGTGAATGGTAAATGCGTATCGACGCATCGATTATCCTATGAGGTGTTTGTTGGGGAAATTCCAAATGATATGCTGGTGTGTCACAAGTGTGATAATAAGATTTGTATTAATCCTGACCACTTGTTCCTAGGAACGCATTCGGATAATATGCAAGACTGCTCCAAAAAAGGAAGACTTGTGTATGCCTCATTGAAGCCCTTCGAGTCTTTGGGATTGCCAGGAAACTCACGACTCACCATTCAAGAAAGGAATGATCTTCTCATCATCATTGAGAATAGGGGAGTTAAAAAGCTGATTGAAATATCAAGAGAGCTTGGGATCCCATACACCTTGGTTCGAGACATTAAAAGAAAGAAATCAATTCAGATTATTCGAAACAGGATCCATTCCGTGAACGCCCATAGCCTGGGCAGTGATAGTAGGCAAATTTGTGAAACCCCAATTACCCGGCAGTGAAAATGTAGTAGCTGCCGGGTTGCTTAAAACGAATTCCAACCCCCAACCCTCCCATGAACACAACCTTCCATCAACAAATCGCAGACTTCCGGCCTTTGCTGCTGAATTACGCGAAAAGACTTTGCACGGATGACGATTACGCCGAAGACCTGGTTCAAAATACCTACGTGAGCGCGATCCGATTTGAAAGCACTTACAAGCACGAATCGAACATGAAGGCGTGGCTGAAAACCATTTTGTACAATGGCTTTGTGAATGGATTTCGCAGGGAGAGAAAGGAATCGGGCAGGATTGATCTGAATGTTGACTTTCTATCCGAGCATGAACCATCTTTCAATGTGGATAGGCATGAGATAGGCGACCAGATCAGGGATGCGTTGCACATGCTCACTCCGAGAGACCGAAACGTTGCCATTATGTGCTTCATTCAAGGATACACCTATGAGGAAATCGCCAAGATCATTGATATCCCGCTGGGCACGGTTAGAAGCTGCGTGAGTTCGAGCAGGAAGCGATTGCGGCAATCGCTGGCTGGTTATTATGTTTCGGCGAGGTAAGGTTTTAATTCTGACACCAAATTAAACTTGATAACATGCCTTGGCTTTCTACCCCTATGCCGCTTAGATGGATGGTGAGATTTGCAGATTATCCATCACGTATCAGCAATGATGATTTCATTCACATTTGGCGAGAAAGAATAATATGCAATACAATCCGAGAGTTTGGGAAACAAAATCCAGGGAAACCATTTGAGGTTCAACACGACAATTATATTCATGATAACAGGACTGTTCTTAAAGTAAGAATCACTGAATTAAGGGAAATCCAAGAGTACACTTACAAATATTTGGAAACTAGCTATCAATGACTATGGAAAATCTAAAACACAAAATCCTGCAACACCTCGTTGAGCACGGCGAACTGAATATCAAACCGGCTGATCACAAGTTTCCGAAAGTGGATCGTGAAGAACTGGATGTGGCAGCGCAGGAACTCGATCAGGCGGGACTCGGAGTCTACACACGGACATTGGATCGGCTGTTTCTGAACAAAAGCGCCAAGACCAAAAAAGCTTTGGAGGATCACTGGGTTTATTCTGATGAACCTGTCGCTGATGTGACTCTGAATGTAGCGAAGGATGCTTTGTCGGCGAAGAAATCAGCCGACAAGCCTGCCAAGAAGAAGCCATGACAAAAGCAAAGTTCGGACTGTCAATCGAAATCCAGCAAACAGGAGGGCCGCATCTCGACGCATCAATCTTCGATGATCCGCTGATCAGAGAGTGTGATTCAGAACTGAGCTATGTTCAATTCGTCGATTTAAGAACATTCCACCGAGCCAAGTTCAAGTCAAAAGAGAACTTCGAAAAGGCAGTTTTGAAGTATTGGAACGGAAAACGGAAAGGGGAATGAAAAAGCGATTTACCATTATCGGAATTGTTGATTCCTTAGTCAACTGGTTTATGTCTGATTTTAATGCACAGCTAATTCACAATGACGACAAAACAATCCTATCATTTGAAACTGAGAAAGAAGCGGAAGAATTCCTGTTAGAAGTATTTAAAAGGCATTCAGGAAGCTATCTGATCGTTCCAATCTATTCAAAAGATGATAGTGTATAGACACCTCCTTCTCATCGCCTGCATTGGATGGGAGCGGTACGTTAATAAACTTTTTAACAAAAACTAAGGCAATGAAGCACCTCCTTATTGAAATTCTAAAAAGGCTATCAAGGCTATTTAAATGGAATAGTGCTTTATTTCTTGATCAAGAGATGAAGGCGAAGGCTCAAAATATAGACAGGCTGATTCATTCATGCAATAGTTCTCTCGACGCAATTCGTGAAAACACGGCGGCAATTCGGGCGGAAGTAACGGAAAGGATTATAAAAAGACAAGAACGCGTCCTGGTTGCATCAACAAGCGAGGACACTTGCTTTTCAAACTACTCCCTCCGGTTTGTCGATGAAAATGGCTACGTGATACTGTATGAGATGGAAGATGGTCGAGTTGACTGCGCTACACCAGAGGTAATAATGTCTCAATCTGAACATTTTAAAGCTCATCCTTCATACCCACTACTGCTTTTGGTTTCAAAGTTGTTCCACGCGGACAAAAGCGCCAAAGCAGATATAAAATATTGATCGGGCGATGTTTAACCTTCCATAGTTAGTAGTGTTTTGATGTGAACAAACAAACAGGAAGCTCTTTTGGGGCGGTAGTCCGATCAAAAAGTATCCCAATACCCAGCGAAGTAACGACTGATCCTCGTGAAGGGAAAGTACCGCTGGCGGAGTGATGCGCGGTTGCATCTAGGAGGCCCGATTAGGAAGTTACTTCACCTCCATCCTCCCGGTTAACGCACGGGCGCCGGGAGTTTTTAGACCCTCACATAACGCTATACATCATAACAGCCAGCGACGGCAATTTGACTCGCAGCCAACCCCCGGCAATCCGGTCGGGGGTAAACCGAAACCTACCATGAAAGCAAGATTACTCCGAAAGATTCTGAATGACACTAAGTATATTCTCAGTGATCATGCCGACTATATCGCAGTAGGTGGCCCGCTATGCCATGACTTGATCAGCGTAGACAAGAATCCGATAAGATTCAGGAGGCTTGCTTTGGATTATGGAAACAAAGGCAGATCAAGTCTTGATGGTGAGCTTTTGTTGATTTATGACAAGCTGGATGAATTAATGAAATCCGGCGAACTGGCTGAAATCATTGAAGGGAAAGACGAAATAGAAAATCCACTGCCTGTTTACTGGGTGGAAGATGGTCAACTCAATGAGTCGGCGACTGATGCCCACGGATGGCCTAATCTAACCGAAGAAGGTATTTTAATGTATAATAATACGCACTTTCCGACAAAAGAACAGGCTTTGAAGAAAGGCATTAGCGAATACGAGTCGCGTGTTAAGTGGTGCGCTGAATCTGTCGAAGAAAGAGCGAAGCAACTTCTTGAAGCAACTGAAAGAGCCGCCGAAGCGAGCAAGCAACTCGAACACCTAAAATCCCTCCAATCAAACCTTAAATCCGAAAAATAGCTATGAGAAAGTTTGTACAGAAAGTATCAATGGACGTGCCCAGCTTCGAAGAATGGGGTAAGCTCTGGCTGGCAATGAAAGATTTGGGATATCAATGTCAAGAGGTTTCGGATCGGGGGTTCCCTTGGAAAGCATTTACTGACGATTATGGAAAGGATGATAGACCTTGTGTTCTTGCCTATATTCAAACTGATCGTGTTTTAGAGTCGCGTTTGTTTTATCACATCGACCACTTCAATCCCGATTTGTTTTTGGCGATCGCTGCGATGACCGAATACCCAGCCCCTTTTGTTGGAGAATATGGCCACGCGAAATCCGTTGCTGGACTATCAAGGGTTGCGTCTGCCAACTACGACGACGGTATTTATTCTATCATAAGTGAATCAGGTCAATCATACGGAGGGATTGATGTTGAATTATTCCGCAAGGCCACTATGGAAGAATTAGTCGCCCACTTCACAAACCGAATCGCGAGCGGCCCTCTCGCCGACGGACTGAACACCGAAATATCCGACAAACCAAATGAACAGCGAGACCCATCCCGCGACCTATTCCCGCGAGAGCAACACGAATTCCAAAGGATCACCGGCATTAACGACGCTATTATCCGCGTAATCAACCGAGGCGACAAAATACCGAAGGAATGGGTGGATGAACTTAACGACCTTTTGTCAAACCGAATTGAACGCCAGGAAGCATGAAAGTAGAATTCACTGGGACAATCCCAATATGCCCAACATGCAAAGTTGGGACAGATAGAACAGAGCTCGGCAGAGCAACTACGCTTATGGCATTCTCGACTAGGTATGACGAACATGGAAATGATGTCAGCGTAGACCGGAACACGAAGTCAATCTTATATCGATGCAGTAAATGCCATTCAAACTTCGGTATTAAAGGAAATGATCACACCGGGTGGGAATATAAGCTATAAACCATGACACAGATAACCGACTGGCTCTGCTCCATTCTCGAAGCAATCGCCCTTGAAATTGAATTATGATCAAGCACGAAATGACGGATCTGGTTTCGCCGATACACCTGGTTTTCGTTGAAGACCAAAACGTTTGCATCAAAGCGCCTTCGGAGGTTCATGTTTTCTATATCTGCAACACGCCGCTGGTGTTTGTCCACAATTTGAATTGAAATGTCAAAACTCACAAAATACCACGGCATCTGCGAAGGACTCAACTGCTCACAGGAGGTCCGGTTAATCTTTCTTGACATCGACGGCGTGATGGCCACCGACTTCTCCGCAGGAAACAGAGATGAAAACCATGATCATATGTTCAACCCGAAGGCGGTTGAGCACTTGAATAGCATTGTCCATAAAACAGACTGCTACATCGTAATTTCTTCATCATGGAGAAAAAGGGACTTACAATGGATTAGAAAGGTTTTCGAGGAAAGGGGATTTAAGTATCCAGACCGGATCGTGGGCGAAACGATGCGCGGATACGAATTCGTTGAAAAAGCAGCGCATTTGCCAATTCCCCGAGGTGTTGAAATCAAAGCCTGGATAGACTTATTCGTTCGAAAAGTCGAAGGTAAAGGATTCATCAACAATGCATTTCAATATGTCATTATTGATGATGATTCGGACATGCTTTTAGAGCAGAAGGATCACTTCGTCAGGACGGACACATTTAAGGGATTGACTGAGATTGAATCCGCCAAAGTCATTTACATATTCAACAACTGAACCTTATGCCTCAACCCTCTACTATCCCCGTCGTCGGCACATTCGTTTTTGAACAGCATGATGGCAATATGTTTAAGATTATGACACTAGAAGCCATGAACCTATCAGATAAACTAAAATCAAGCCTTGATGATATCGCCGCCGGCGTAGGGTGCAATCCAGAGGAATTGTATCAAATCGTGTGGCAAGTCAAACTAAGTGGTGTATGTGATATTTGTGAAATTCGTCAGATGGCAGGTTTGGGCATTCCTGTTTATGCTCAATTGGGCAAATTATTTGCACTCCCAGTTTCTGAAATAAAAACATTGGCTGATAATAGATGCATCTACTTCATTGACCTGGAAAAAGCTATTTCCAGAATGACTTCCGAAGGAGGAATATTCTTTGGTCTGGGAAAACGAAAATATTAAGATTCATAACACACTATGCTTACCAAAAACCAAGAGAACCTAGTCAAAATATTTACCCTGATGCAGGGGCAGGATCACATGATTGTTTCAAAAGGATTCCGGCGCAACTCGCCACATTCGAAAAGCACTTACACGCAGATTGAACGGATTAAAAAGAACCGGTTCGTCATTTCCAATCAGACTTACAGTCGGAAAGTGTCCGGCAATGAAAGGGTCGTGGTGTTATGATAACCGAAATAACATTTCCCGGGAAAGTGGCCGGCATGAATGGGAAGTTCGGTTTGCTTCGCATGCATTGGAGGAAAAGGAATAAGCTTCGTGATACTTATGTGTGGTGGATCAAGTCGAAAACGACCAACAAGCACCTAGGGGCGGTTAAATGGACACTCACTCGGTACGGATTGCGGCCGATGACTGATTATGACAATATTGTGTCTACCGGCAAAATAATAGCTGATGCCTTTGTGATCTCCGGGGTCATAGTCGATGATAAACAATCTATCATTCAGCAGCGCGAATACCTGCAAGAGCGTGTTTCCAAAAAGGAGGATCAAAAAACGGTAATTAAAATTGAGGATTTATGAAACGAGAAATCGAAAGACGCTACAACAAGCTCATAGCCGATGTGCGCACAAATGACTATTACAAGGTGGATTTATCCAACCGGGTTAACTGTTATGTCTGCCAATCCGGCCACGTGACCAAAATGAGAGATGTCGACGCCGGAGTAACGCCCATGTTTTACACGTGTGAAACATGCAACCTTAGAGCGTCGAGTACCGGATACCGTGACATTGCTCCGGATATGCAGCCAACGCAGGAATGGTATCGCCCGGATTTGAAAAAAGTATTGAAGCTGAAAGGGCCGATGCTTGAACACGTTTTGAGTGGTGGATTGATGATTCGTAAAATCGTAGAAAGCAATGACTGAAACAGAACTAAACATCTACGTCGGTCATCGAATTGCCGAGTTTAGAAAGGAAAAGAAAGTAATTCAGGAGGTTATCGCCGAAGTGCTCGGATTGTCAAGGACTAGCGTGGTCAACATCGAACAGGGCAAGCAAGCATGCGATTCTCACAGGCTATGGCAATTTGCTTCGCTGTTTGGAAAATCATTAGAGGAGTTTTTCCCGCCATTGGTAAAGTATGAGATTATTACGTCCGAAGTGGAGGTGATTGTGGTGAAGAAGAAAAAGAAGTTGTCGCTTGAAAGGATTGAGGATGAATAAAGAACTACTTACCGAAAGAGTATCCCAGAAGCTGGTTTCTGTTCAGAAGCACCCGTCTGCCGACCTTTTCATCTACAATTACACCCCGAAAGTGCAGTATGACAGACTTTGGGATGAAGTCACGCTTCAAACCAGGGGCTTGATATTGGACGCAGATATGAATGTCGTTGCGAGAGCTTTCGGTAAGTTTTTCAACTTGGAAGAACACGCACCGGAAAATATCCCAATAGAACCCTTCGAAGTGTTCGAAAAGCTGGACGGATCACTGGGTATTTTATACTGGCTGGGCGATATGCCATTCATTGCGACCCGCGGCAGCTTCGTAAGCGATCAAGCGCTGCATGCAACCGAAGTTCTCAGAGCCAAGTACGGTCACCTAACGGAACTGGTCGACCGAAGCAAGACATATCTTTTCGAGATCATTTATCCGGAAAACCGGATTGTGGTCAACTATGGGGATGTTGATGACATTTTCTTACTGACGATTATCGATAATCAGACCGGCGCCGAATCAATTGAGCATATTGGCTTTCCGGTCGTTCGCAGGTTCGACGGAGTCTCAGACTTACGGCAACTGAAAGCAGAGAATTCAGGCAATGCAGAAGGCTTTGTGATTCGCTTCGAAAGTGGATTTCGCATCAAAGTGAAGTTTGAAGAATACGTTCGCCTGCATAGAATCCTGACTGGCATCTCAAATATTGCAATATGGGAATACCTCTCAGCCGGACAGCCGCTTGATGAATTGCTGGAAATGGTTCCTGATGAATTCTACGATTGGCTAAAATTGACCGAACAGCAATTAAGAACACAGTTTGAGGAAATATGCAGTGAGTGTCATTCTGTTTTCAAAACATTCGAAACAAGGAAAGAATCGGCGCTCTACTTCCAGCAGCAGCGATACCCGTCAATTCTATTCAACATGCTTGACGGGAAACCATTTGATCAGAACGTATGGAAGCTAATAAGACCAAAATATTCAAAAGCATTTAAAAAAGACGAATGATGTTACAAGTAATTATTATGAAGGGATTGCCGGGATCTGGTAAATCAACATGGGCCAAACAGAAGGTGGCTGAAAATCCGAATGCCTACAAGCGGATTTCGAAGGATGACTTACGCGACATGCTCGACAATGGCGTTCATTCTAATGATGCTGAGAAATTCATTCTTGGAACCAGGGACGCGCTGATCATGATTTCTTTGCACGCCGGAAAGCACGTCATTGTTGACGATACCAATCTAGCGGCCAAGCACGAGGACAGAATTCGGCAGATCGTTAAAGGAATGGCGGAAGTTAGGATTCAGGACTTTACGGATGTCCCGATCGAAACTTGTATTGCACGCGATTTAAATCGATCTCGTTCCGTCGGCGAGGCGGTTATTCGCCGGATGTACAATCAATTTCTTAAACCAGATGTGACTCCCATCGAACGCATCGAAGGGCTACCTCATGCTATTATCTGCGATCTGGATGGGCTTTATGCCTATTGAATGGACGGAATCCTTACGACGCATCCACATGCGAAAATGACGTTTTGAACGAAGTGGTAAATTCTATACTGGCTGGCAGGATGGTGATTTTCACTTCCGGCCGCGATGAAAGATACCGCACGCAAACAGAGACGTTTCTTTCCAAGCACAATATCAAATACTTTGGACTTCACATGCGAAAAACGGGGGATATGCGCCGGGATTCCATTGTTAAGAATGAAATGTTCGATGAGCATATCCGAGGCAAATTCAATATTGATTTTGTGCTAGATGATCGTAATCAGGTGGTTGACCTGTGGAGAAGCCTTGGATTGGTATGTTTGCAAGTTGCGGAAGGAGATTTTTAATTCATAACCATGAGCACAACAACACAAACGCCGATAACAAAGGAATCGCTCCTATATGCAGGTTTTAGAAAAGAAAGGCTTTTCCACAGCACTGATATAGACTATGTGTTTGGAGAGTTTGAATCCAGAGGGGTAATGGTCGACTTTTATCGAGATACCCCCACTGTTCGCCTTTTCGAGTATAACTACGGGGATCACCCTGATCACATCGGGATTCAGTTGAAAAATTGCATCTCAATAGAGCAAATCATCCTTTTGATAGAAATGTTATGATCACTCCCTTTCAATCCTCGCACAAACTAGACTTTCTAAATGCGGATGATTTCCCATATAGCCTGTTCAAAATTGGAACTTGCAACGGTCAATGGGGCTGCCTGAAAGACAGCTATTTCATCTTGTCAATTCTCAACGATGAGCCAGGTAACGGGCACCTTGACGACGTGTTCGAATGGTTTGAGAATTCATGCAAGCGAGACGGGAAGAACCTGCTTGTGCTCGAAATTATGAATGAAAGGTTCTACACTCACCTGACATCCAAAAAGGGATTTATTCCCTTGGATGATCAGGGCGACAACGTCGTGAAAGTATTCAACTTTAAGGCGTACCAACATTTGCTGGAAAATGGGAATGAGATTATTCAGAAAGGGAGCTTGACGTGTGTTTGATGATTCTGATTACGATTGCTTGGATTTCAAAAATCCCTGAATATCATAGAGATTCTGCATGTCTTTTAGCACCTGATTTCGAATAGAGTCCTTTTTTGCCAAGATCGCATCGTAATTCTCCTCTGCAATTTTCTCCATTTCCGGATCTATGTCATCCGTATCTCCGGATTCATCAAAATGGCCGAGCTTATTAAAGAGAAGCTGGTTCAAATCCGTTAGTGCAATTGACGCCTCTTTCGACAGCCAAAGCCCCTTAAACGTTCCGACTCCCATTGTTACCATAAAGTCAGAATACCTCCTTCTGTTGATCAATGAAGCATGAGACTTCTTGCCTGATTTGCCGATATTGATAATTTGAAGGTAGTTTACAGCGTGATAGGCGTCTTCGTAGGATTGTATCCTTTTATCGATCACCTTTTTGTAGTAATCCTGCCGATAGCTCATGTTTTGCATGTAGCGAGCGCTTAGAAACGTTGCCAAGAACGAAACAACGGCACCAACAAATGAACTACCTACTATAAGCTGTATCGTATCCATTGTATTTTTCAATTTGTTTTTCCCACTCCCCCATCACCCTAACCGGATCGTAAAGCACAAAAGCCCCGCCATAATAATGGATTTTCTTGCCGGCATTGATGTATTCCAGCGCGAACGACTCCTTCCCGACATCCTTGGCCAGCGAAAGTACATAATCCTTCTGCATATCCCTGAGCGCGGTAAAGAAACTGATTGAAAGGCGAAGCGCCCGGAGCTCGTTCTCCCTGTCACTCACCCGCCGGTAATGCCGGATCAAAAGATCATACGGCCGGCAGCCTGGATACCGTTGCTCCGCCAACGTTTCGTAAATCCATACCGCCTTGTCAATATCCCCCGAACGGTAGTCTGACTCAGCCTGTTTTATTAGTCCCAAAAACCAGCGGTTAATCTGCCCATATTCGAAATAAAAACGAAAATTCACAGGCTTGTAAGCGAGCAAAAAGTCGTTTGTAGTCATCCAATCGGGCTTATCAGCATAAAAGTTGAACTTTGGAAACTGCCTTTGTAACCGAATCAGCAATTCTCCTAACTTACTGCCATTTAACCGGTTTTTGACGTATGTGGGTATCGCTATGGATTGTTCAAACATGCACCGATGATAAGTAGCTAGAATTCAATGGCAACTGAATTATATCTACAAGTTGAAATAGGAATAATTATATTTATGAATCTTAAAATACAGAATCTGTAGAAATAATACTAATAAAACACCCTAAATTTTAGTTATTAAGTAATCATTAATATATAACTTTCAGGTGACGACTAACCCTTTAAAAGTTTACTTATGAAAACAGCAGCTTACACTACTCACCAATTTATCAACTTAACAATCCTCAAACATGACATGGAAAGGACGAAGATCGGATTCGCTAGGGAAAAGGAAAATTCTGACACAAAAGTAATTAATAACACCACACCGTCGTTCGATCAGCGATGTGGTGATGGAAGCGACGTCGACCGAACTATCATCAGCGTCGTCAGAGGGTACATGGAACAACGATCTAACAAGTGTTACAAAGAGGGAGCAGACCAGGAGTTATTGAGCAAAATGGAAAAGATTTTTATTAGATTCTACGAAGATATTGTTTAACAAAAAAGACCGGGATCGATCCTGGTCTTTTTTGTTGCAATAGACCGTGAGCCTGCTAGATTCCTCCAACCGCCCTTAACTGGTCGGCAGACATCGCTCTTTCGATGCCCTCTAAAGATCGACGCATTGCGTATAATTCCTGCGTATTTCGGTTGATTGCGGACATTTCGAGCAACATCCCCCTGGCTACATTGACGTTCTCAGCGGCATGTATTCGCAATGCATTGAACTGGCCTAGCATTTGTGAAACTGTTTCCTCGCTGGCCGCCGCAATGGTTCCAGTCTGGGCTTTTGGAGCACTGCCTTCATTTTGGTTCAAATCAACGCCGGTAATCGCTTCGATGTCGTCAAATTTCTTCTGACCTTCTTCGATGATCTTGTTGTAAAGGACCTTCAATTCGGCAATCTCGGCGTCAGTCAAGGTGTAATCACTCAGTGAATATTCAGCGAATTTATCGTAGAAGGCTTTCATGTCAGCATCCAGCAGATTCGCTTTAAGCGAGTTCTGAACCGCCTTCAACATCATTTGCTCAAAGTCCTCAGCGAAGTCCTGCGCTGATCGTTTTCCGTCAATGAATCCCTGAACAATACTATCTACAATTCCTTCCTGAGTGGTCGCTGTATAATATTGTCTCAACTCTTCCATCAAAGCCTTTTGCTGCTCGACTGCCTCGTTATAAGTATTGATCAGTTCTTCCAGCGCCTTCACGTCAGCTTCGACCACTTCTTTTCCGAACAACTTTCCGCCTCCTGCTTTGATCTGAGCCAAAAGGTTGATATAATCCTCGATATCGTCAAAGCCTGATGTGTCAACACTTTCGAATTGGTATTCGATTTTCGTTTTGGCTTTACCGCCGGTCATCAGGTTTGTCCAAAAGCCCTTAAATCCTTTGTTCTCGACCTTGGTATTGAAAACTGGATCCACAAAAACTTCTTTTTGGGAGGCGATTGTGTCAACTGTCAAATCCTGTAACCTTTGCAATGCGTCGGCTTGCTGTTGGGCGTATTTATCATAAAGAGAAAGAACTCCCTGAGCGCGGTCCACTCCTTGCAGGTCTTCTAGCAAAACTTTTTGACGTTCAAGCAGGTAATTGACTCCGGCTAACTCGTTTGCAAGGTTTTGGTAGTTTTCGACCTGAGCGTCCATTTCTGTGGCCAGGTCAGATGCTTTCAACATCGCATCCCGGGCGGACGTAATGGCAAAGGTGATAATACCAATGATGCTACCCACCTGGTCGGCGGTCGATGCGCTGCTATCCATCAGCGTGCCGACATTCTGGACCGCGTTGCTGATATCGCGCATAGATATGGCGAAAGACTTAGATACCTTGATGCTGGTATCGCCCATGATCGAGGCGAGTATGCCGGCCGCTGATCTGATCCCGTCAGCGGTATTCTTACTAAGCTCCTCCCGGGTCTTTGCGAGCTGAATTTCCAGTTGCTTTCTTACCTCTATCGATAACTTCTCCTTTTTTAATGCCTCCTCTATATCCAGAATGCGCTGCTGAATCTGCTTGCGTCCATAATCCAGGTATTCCCGGTGGATTTTCTTGTAGGAATCAGACTGCTCAAATTCGGTGTCTTTGATAGCATCAAGTTCGGCATCCTTGGCCTTGTCAATCGATTTCAGGATTTCTTTAAGCTGAACACCCGTTGCTTTCTTTTTTGCCTCAATAGTAAGCTGAGTGTATTTCTTCTCGATTTGCAGCACCTTTGCGCCGTTGACATTGGCGTCTGCCAAAAATTCATTGAGAACATCGTTCAGCTCGCGCTTGATGTTCTCGCGCAGCTCTGCAACTTGCTTCAATTTTGCGAAGTCATCATCTGTTCTGGGAGTGCCGAGACTTTCCTGAATTGCAGTCAACCGGTCCAAGGTTTCAATCAGGCTTTGGCTGTTACGCTGCGCATCTTCGAGCTGCTTGTTAAAAGCCTCCATGCCGGTCTCCTTGCCGGTAAGGCGGTTTCGTTCTGTGTTCAATAAATCCAAACTCCCTTGATCCGTCTTATTCAACGGAGTGAAGGCTTTGAGCCCTTCCAATTTTCGGATTTGGGTGTTCAGGTAATCCAGGTACGACTCGTTGCCTTTTACCAAAGTACTGAACTGCTCATCCGCCGCCTGCTTGCCGTAAGCATCCACCCACCTCTGGTACACTTCGTACTGCTGCCGTTTCTGCTCGATTTCTTCTTCGAAGGATTTTACAGCATACCGCTGCCGAAGGTCTTCCGCCTTTTGCTCAGCGTCGGCTTTTATTTTCGTTTGTGCTGTGAGTAGTGCAACATTCTTGCCGGGTGTTTTACTGATGATCTCCTGTGCCTTTTGGGCGATGTTGTCCCAATAGGATATCGATCCGTACGGGCCAATCTTTTCTGCATCCTTAGCGTATTTTTTCTGTTCGGCGGTTAGCTCGCCAGTGATGGACCTGCGTTTCGCATCAAGCTGATCAATTTGCTTTTGAAGCGCCTTAAATCCGGCTGCGCTTGTCGATGTCGTTTGTTGATCTTCCAGGCTCTTAATCTGCTCATCATAGAATTTGACCGTTCTTGCCGAATCGGCGACATCTCCCTTGTGGGCTTCGTCTCTGAGCTTCTTCCTTTCGGCTATTCCATCCCTGGATTTAGCAACTAATGTCTTTTCGTATTCCTGTAGCTCTAAAATAGCCTGATCACGATTTTTCCTTATCTCTATCTGAGCTTCTTTTTCTGCATTGAAGGTTCCTCCACTTGCGCCCTGAGCCATCATCAGCCCTGCCGACGAAAAAGCGCTTGGGGCGAAATCCTTGTCAAGTTTACCGGCTTTCAATTCTGCAATTCGCGCCCTTGTCTTCTCTTTTTCGTCGAAAAGAGCCTGCTGCACCATGCGTTCCTTTTGAGCCTTGATATAATCCTCGATTGCTTGTGTGCTCTCTGCAGTAGCTATATTCTCGGCATTAATAGCCTTCAAATGTGATGGAGAAAGCGCAATTAATTCTTGGAGCTTCTTTTTGCGCTGCTCCTGCGTTAAATTCTCATCCTGGATAGCTTTGCGTAGTTCATCGACCTTGATCTTGCGTTCTGTGTCGATCTTATCGGCTTTTGCAATTTCTCCATTAAGACGCTGCTGCGCCTTTTCCGCCTCAGTCGCTGTATCCCTGAACACCGCTACTGCTGTTATCAGCGCTACCAGTGCGGTAGCAGCAAGAACATATGGATTCGCGTTTGTGACAAGATTGAAAAGAGCCTGGGCGTCGGCTGCCGATCGGATGGATCCGGCCAGACCTATGAATGACCTAATAGCTGATTGATTGGCAGCAATCGCCTGAACGGCTGCAGTAGATATAATTGCCGCCTTGTATGCCCCATACGAGACAACCAACACTTTCAGTACATCCAGTATCGGTTGATAATTCTGAACAACCGTCGTTCCAAATTTCAACGAATCTGCTAATAAGCCTTGTTGGCCTTTACCAACTTCATTATACGCCTGCTCAACAGCATCCTGGAAGTTCGAATAAAGGCCAGTCAACGACTTGCTTTGCTTCTCCATCAGACCGGCGAACATTCCTCCCGAATTGGTCAAAGTGTTGATTGCTTTTTCTACTTCCGGAAACCCGACTTTGCCGCTCTCGACAAGTCCTTTCACCTCTGATTCGGCTACTTTAAACTGATCAGCCAAAAGCTTAATCAATGGTATGCCTCGTCCAACGAACTGATTCAAGTCGGCAGAGAATAGACGCCCTTGCGTCCTGGTAGTGCCATATAGGTAGGTAAGATCGCCAAGCGGAATAGAAAGACCAGCAGCAATGTCTCCTAACCTGGTTAATGTCTTCGTGATGTCTTCAGATGCGACACCGTAGGCGAGTAATTGCTTTGCGCCGCTGGCTACACCTTTCAAATCAAAGGGAGTAGTTGCTGCAAGTTTTACGACGTCAGCAAAAAGCTTATCAGCCTTCGACTTACTGCCAAGCATTGTCTCGAACGCGATTTCCAGCTGTTGGAATTCACCGCGAACCCGGATCAATTGAGCAGGAAGCTGCCTGAGCTCGTTGAAAACAAAAGCGCCGGCCGCCACCTTTCCAAGATTTTCGAAAGCGGCATCAATGCCTTTGGTCTCCTTCTCAACATCCCTTACGAGTCCCGATATCTGACCCTTTATCTGGGCGATATCCTTACTCAGTTGAGAGTTCCCGATTGCTGCTTCAAAAGATAGTGCGCCTGATTGGTCGTTCATCGTTGTATTGAGTTCATGCGGGCCATAAGGCTCGCCGCAAGCGTGTCGTGATCCAGTTTAGCGTTACCAGTACTACCCTTTGGTTTTTCTGATTTATCGCTTTCATATGAAGGGGCGTCTATGAGCATACGTTGAACCACAATCCAAGGGATCCCCCACATTAGGTATTCGTATGTCCAGCCAAAATGAGCGCAAATTGAACCGCGCGATCCATAAGGACTTTTTAATCCTCGATGTCCGTTGTCTGCTCTACCAGGGTCGGTTCCGTCATCGGCCGAGTCGTCCTCGCGCTTCTTAGGTATCTGATAGAGGCGGTAAAACCCCCGTAATTGCTCATCCGGTTGATAATCATGGTAACCTGGAAGAGCATTTTTGAGGTTAGGCGCATGTAGAAGTATTGACTCAGGATGCCTACTAAAAGCCAGTAAAAAGGGTTTGAATTCAGCACCGCAATAGCCACGATTCGAGCGCATCGATATGCATGTTTGTGGACTAGTAGCTTTGCCTCTTGAAGCGCCAATAGATTTTCCTCCTTCAGTAGTTCTTCATCCAAGTCCAATCGGATATACTCGTAAGTCAACCGGTCCATCACACCAACAGGTAAGGGACGTATCGTGAATGTTCGGGTCTGCTTATCACTGAGCCATTTAGTCCACCGGCGACCTATCTCGAAAGACATTCCCTTGTTAGTGAGGATATCCAACTCTATTTTTTCCGCCTCAATAGGGTCAAATTCTTGATTTTCCATAGTGTGGTTATTGATCACTGATTCTATCAAGCCTTTGCGCGATCCTCACGGTAAGCCTTATCGTTGCGCTTGAAGGCTAAATAGGTATTGTATTCCCGATCGACCGTGTCTGGGTAGTCCGAATACATTCGTTTATGTTTAAGCTTATTCCACCGCTCCACCGATTCATCAGCCTTCATTTCCCGGTACATTTCAATCGTTCGCTCGACACTTGCCGCCAGAACCAATCTTTTACCGAATAGTCCAAGGACTGCATTAATCGGAGCTAAGAAGCCGCCATTTTGTCGGAACCAGAATTTTACCAAATTGATAGGCGATAGAAACATAATCCTTGTCAGGACGCTTGGGATTTTTTGAGTGAGTTCCATGATTTTATTGTTAGTGTGTATTCAAAAAAAGCCCCGTTTAAGAGGCTCTTTATTACTTCATCTATTGCAGCGTTACTATGAAACTTCGGGTCCAACAGAAATTGGAGCAGTTGCCGCCTTATCCGGCAGAAGAACAGCGATCGAAACATCAGCTACGAACTTACCTGTCTTCTGGAGGTCAAAATTGATCTTAGAAGAAAGCTGTCCTTTCACAATCGTGATAATTTTACCTTTCTTCGGAGTGATCTTCCAGGACTTGTAAATTACCTGCGCCTGCAACGGAGCACTCCATACCTTGTTGGCTTCTGTCGAGCCGGTCACCGAACCGCCCATGAGCGTCAGCAATTTGTCTGGGGAAGATTCAAGCAAGGAAATGTTGAGCGTCAACGCGCCAGGCGTAACGTCTTTGTCGACAGGCTGATCAGACTGAGCGGCCATAAATAACGTCTCTGTCGCATCAGCTTGGGTAAGCGCAGCGGTTGAGTCGGCATCAATGAGGCCGATTTCCGTCCAAGAGGTAGCGACGCCGCCATCACCAGCGATGTCCCCATATTCGAGCTTTGATAAGCCTCTGGTTAGTGCCATTGTAGTGTGTGTTTATTATAGTGTGTATTGTACAAACCGGCTTTAAACCGGGTAAAAGGCAAATTCTATTCTGAAATTCAGGTAAGTCTGCTTGATGGCTGGCTCGGGGAATGTCGATTGGTTGGTTACAAAAAAGTGATAATCAAATCCTTCGTCAGTTCCGTGCTCCTCTTCGAGTAGTGTCATCGCCAAACCCGCAAGTGTTTTCAGTTTCCCAGTATCTGGCATCCAGTGGTTGTCTGTCACCGGCGAAAGCAGGTCTTTGACAAAAATGTTGACATTGGCCACCATCCGCTGCGTTCCGTTGGTTGTGATGGGAAGAGAATTGATTACAATGTCTTCCTTATCACTGTTATCCGGCCTGTTCCACTTGCAGAGAACCCCGTTACACGCCGCCTTTAAGGCACTCCCGTTAATCCGGTTGTATAAAATCCTTTCAGCGTCGTCAGTCGTTCTCATTTCATATTTTTGATATTCAGCTTCAATTCGGAAATCATGCGCGGCATCTCTGATTTTGCAAGCATCTCAGCACTTGATAGCACATCCTTACCCTTAGATTCGACCGCCGCCGCATAGTTCATTCCGGCTACCACTATCACCGCATATCCCCTTTTAAAGTTGGCTGCAAGTGAATTTGCGAGTGCCTGAGCCTTCGCCGTTCCGTCTGCGCCGGGTAATGAGGATGACTTTTGAAAGTTCGAGTTGATTATCTTCCCGTTTTTGACGATCACATAACCGACTGAATTCCGAAGGTTCCCCGTTTGGTCGGTGTACGACCCGTTTTCCCTTGCGTAGTTGACCAGCTTCTCTCCCAGGAATTGCAGCCTTCGGATAATCACCAGATCAATCTTATCCATCCTGCTCTGGATGTAAGCATCCACGTCGGAGATTTTAAAGCTAGCCTTTACACCCATATCCGGCAGTGATTCACACTTGCATCGAAAAGCTTCACCGTTCCTTTCGCCCTGACTTCCGATCCGTTTCGCACCTCAAAAGAGGCTCCCTTTTCAAGGTTCGGACAAGTGGTCGGAGTGAATATTTTGGATGAATATTCGAACTGCGTTCCGCTGTTCATATAAACCGCCGATCCGGACTTTTTTTCCTCACGGCACCTGCATACGTTGATCCATTGCTGGGTTGCTGGCACGATATCCCCGTCGGCGTTTACACTACCACCTGATGTGGTCAGTATGTATAAATCATGGGGATATTGGGCCGGGACTACCATCGGTTGGATGCATTTCGAATGACTGGTTTAACAGGATCGGGCGCGTACTCAGCAATAAGATCAGCGCATCCGCTTTTCTTGGCTATGGCCTTGACTGCTGTTGCGAGCTGATCGGTGTACTCAACCGAATAATCCCCTTCGCTGAACCTTTTGACGCCCCTGTTTTCAAGGATTTCCGAGATTACAAGTCCAAATACCTGGCATCGGTTGGACTGATCGAAATCATCGTCCGGATTGATGCCTACAAATTCGGCAGCAAGGGTCAACCTCTCGTCTGAAAGATCTGCATTGCTGCCGATTAAATATTTGATTGCTTCAAGGTTGGTCATCTTATCAGAATACCGCCGTGATGATATACATGCTATCGATCGCCTCCAGGGCAGGGAAAGCATTAAGCTCAACCTTAGTCCACTCGCCGAAAGGCTCGTTTTGACTCCATTTGGAGATGATCGCCCTGTTAAAGGTGGCGTAAGTCACTTGATCGACCGGACGCAACTGCTCAATAGCAAGTGCATTTTTGATTGTTCCAAGTTTACCGGCAGGTACAAGTACCGCGCTGTTTACATTGAACGCTCTGTGTGCTCCAATTACACCGTCCTTCTCAACGCCTGTCACTTCGTTCACAATCTCGATGTAAGGCAGATTGCTTGCGCGTAGATACTCGTTGATGTTGGCGATCGTGCTGAGTGAAACAGGGTTGAAAGAACCGCCTGCTTTTGGTCCATAGAAGAACCCTTGCAGCGAATCCAACACTTCTTTTGACCTCTTAAATTTGTTAAACAAATCAAGAGACATCAGCACTTTTTCAGCCTGAATTCCTTTGTTTGAAAGCACGGTGTATGCCGCCTCTAAATCCGTCAAAGGAGTTGAAGTTGCTGCGTTGGCAATCGCCCAGGATATTGCTGCATTGGTCTTTTGGTCAGACGGCATCAGAAGGTCAACTGCGGATGTCAGCACGGTGCCGTCTGGGTTGTTTGTCACAGTAACTGTGATTTGCCCGGTCGAAATGCCTTCCAACGCCATTGCGTCAAGTCGCTTATGAGCAGAATCGCCCACCTTCTTAACGTCCCCGAAGAGGAAGTCAAGCAATTGACGCTTTTTAGTTGCATCGTCAACGGGAAGGTTTTGCAATGCCAGGAAGTCGCGATAATCGGACTCTGTCATTTTAAACATCTCCTTGATTGCCGGAATTTCACCAGACAACTTTTCAAGAGCCTGACGGCTTCTCAATGGAGTCTCTGCATCGCGGTTAACAATAGAGGCCATTGCTTCGATTCGTGACCGACCGATCGCAGACTGGAAAGTCAGCGACTGTTGCGCTGGCGCCCAATCAAAATAGGTTGGATACCAGTTCGGAGCGAATCTTGAAAGACTGTTATCAATAACAATCTGAAGATTCGAGGCGTAGTCTCCATAAATGGATTTGAACTTGCTCATAATAGTGTGTGTGTTTCAGATTGTCTATTAAAACGACTGAGAGAAAATGATCAAAGGAAGCTTTGATTTTAACCCAGCAATGATTCCCGGAATGCGTCGAGCATAGACAGTTCCGCGGGTTACAACCGCGATGTCAGTACTTGCCGTGATTTCGTAATCTTCGTAGGAAAGTCCGTTCGGCGTCAATGCGACGGCGGCAGATGCGCCAGTGGCAGTTGATTGGAAAAGAGCGTCACCGGCTGTTAAAGCAACCCCGAGTGTAGTTCCGACAGTTAAAGTGTCGTAAGTGGCATCGGTAGTGTTGATAACAGTAATAGCGTATGCTTTACCTCCTTCAACAGCTGCCAGATAATCTCCCACCTTGAAAGGATGTCCTTTCAATACACGAATGTCGGTTGCGGTGTTGGTTGCGTTGGCTTGGACAACCGCAGCCTTGATAACTTTGGCAATCCTGGTCGATTCGTCAAAAGAAATAAGCGAACCGCCTTTAAGGGTTTCCCCGATGGTCAGTCCAGTTACATCAAGAGCAAATCCACCACGAGCAGTTTCAAGGACTTTTTGCCAGATCTGAACCCCATAGGATACGACCTTCTTGGTGATATTCATCCCCATCTCAAGAAAATTTAGTGTGTGTGAAACTGTTTACTTAACCACTTCCGCCGGTGCATTTTGCTTTGCCCATGCCTCAATATCAGATTTTAAAGCTGTTTGAGACGAGCCCGAGCCCGCTGGTTGAAATGGCGCCTTACTTTGGCCCAGCCCCTGATCGCTTAAAGACTGGTTGAATTCTGTGAGGTCTGTTTCCGTTTCGGTCAGATACGCATCAAAATCCTCGTCTTTTTCAAACTGCATCCGGGAGAAGTCTTTGAGGATTTTCTCCTTGAATTTAGGTTGAGCGTCTTTCAGCTTGGTTTCAAGAATTTGCTTGCGAGATTCGGTCGTCTTGCCCGCCTGCATCGTAGAAACGGTTTGAGTGAGAGTCTTAACGGTCTCCATCAATGCTTTCACTTCTGGCGATAATCCGGCCTCTTCCGGCTTTTCCGGATCCTGGTTTTTCGGGTTGGCTGGTTCCTGATTCGGGTCTTTCTTTTCCTTTGCTTTTGCCGCACGAATCCAATCGTCATTCTTGGCAATTTCAGAAAAAGACACAAGCTCGTTTAAGTCTTTCAGCTTCTGATCAATCTCAGTTTCCTCAGTTTCTTCGGTGATACTCAGTTTATCCGCGTTGCATATTGCGTCTATCCTGGATTTGGAGAGATTCACGCCTGGGAACAAAGCCCTCAGTCGTGCAATTATTTTTTCCTTCATGAAGAAAGTGTATGTATAGTGTGTTTTATAATAGGAGCAAATATATTAAAGTGATTTATTATAACAACGCTTTATATCCAAATAATTTTTTCACGTGATAAATATTTTCGACCTAAAAAGCAACATTATAGGCAAGAATACCACATTTTACGCCTCAATTCCGTTCATTGTGAACAATTTATTTAATTAAAAGAGACTTATTATAACAACGCTTTATTATATTTGCCCTACATTGATACGCAGTAGAATGGAGTGCCCTAAATCGGATTGATTTAAGCCATTTTAACACACACTATACATGAAATTTTTCCTCCTGCTCATTCTGATGAGCGCTTCGCTTGTGGCACAATCACAAACGACTTTTTCGGTGACAATACCGCAGGATGTGGCAACCCAGCAGTGGGTGCGCGAATACGTCCAAAAGAAGCTGGACAGCATCAAGGCTTCAATCCCCCCGGTTATCACACTCCCACCCTGCACGGAAGGCCCTGAGATTAAAACAATTTCTAATGCCACGCGCGACTACCTGACATTCCGATTTCACGGCGAGAACGTCACTGCCTTATACTGGTGGATTGGGGCAAAGGAGCTTTCGCAGCCATTAAGGTCTGGAAACATAGACCCAACTAACAACACGATAAAGCTAAGCTTCGAAACACTCCCTCCCGGCGATTACGTATTCGGCCTTGTAGGCACAAAATGCACAGGCTCAGACACAAAGGAATTTACGATTAAGTAAAGTCGAAAACACACGCTATGAAATTCATATTCAAGTTTTTACTTCTTCTTCTTTCCCTTCCAGCAATTTCCCAAAGCACTATTACGGTGCCTTCTTCGGGAACGGTAGCAACTGAGAACTGGGTGAAGGAATACCTCTTCACCCAACTCGAAAAGGTTGCCAATTCGGATTGCGACCTGAAAGCGGTTGATATTGTAAAGCAGAGCAACTATCTGGAATTCGCTCTGACCGGTGCGATAGATGGGCTCAACACCTATTCGGTACGCATCACAAAGGGAACACAGGTATGGTACTGGAATAATGTCCCTTATCAGACCGGATCACGCATGCGGCTGGAAGGTGTTCCTGCTGTTGACTCGGTACGGGTAACAATAAGGCCAACGCTCCGCCCTACATGCTACTATGCATTTGGATATAATCTGAGCGGTGGTGGTGGCCCTGGCCCCGATCCCGATCCAGACCCGGTAGTAACAACTTGCCCTGCGGGACCGCTTATTCAGTCCATATACAACATAGCCACAACCGGCATTACGTCCCAATTCCATGGAAACGGCGTTACTTTACTGACCTGGAAGATTATCGACTCTTCTAACCAGACCATCCGTACTGGACAGATAGCGCCAAGCTCACCTATTCTGAACATCGGATTCAGCAGCCCAATCGCGGCCGGTGATTACAAACTTCGCCTTGACGGCGTCAACT